CGGCAGGCCGTTCGCGTACAGGTACGCCTCCAAGAGCGAGAAGGCACCCTTGTCCATCGAGCGCTTGCCCTCGGCCGTGTCGACGATCTCTCCGCCCAGGCGCCCAAGCTGCTCGATGAGGGCCATCTGCGGGGACTGCCTCATGGAGAAGTTCTGGTTCTTGATCCCCTTGCCCACGGGCGAGCCCGAGACGTAGTTCCCCACCACCTCGCCCACCGGCGCACCGAAGGGCAGCATCGTGAGCGGGGCCGCGAGCATCTTCCGGGTGAGGTACTGAGACATCGTCTCGCGGTCGTCCTTGCCTCGCCCCGACGCCCACTCGGCGACGACGTTCGTGATGAAGAACAGGGCCAGCGCCTCGCCCGCGTACTTCGTGCTGCTCCAGGCCGCCTCCCCCTTACCGATCTCGCCTGCCTTCGCAGCGAGGTAGGGCTCGTAGACCTTCGAGTGAGCGTCCCCGCGCAGGATGTTGAACAGCTTGTTGAAGTACCCGTAGAACAGGAGGAGGGAGCCGACGATGTTGCGGGTGCGCAGGATGCCGGCCTGGTTCATCTTCTCCAGGCCCGGGAGCGTGTCCTCCAGCATCTTGTCCGCGTGCTTGATGCGCTCTTGCTCGGGCATCCCTTCCGCGTCGCGGTACGCGCCCTCCCAGATGACGATCGACGAATACTTGTCGATGGCCTGCTGAAGGAAGAAGGCAGTCTCGCGCACGCGGTCGATGGCGTGGTCGTAGGTGTCGCCCACCTTCGCAGCCGCCTTGTCGCCCGCGACCTTCGACGTGACCGCTTCCGCCCAGGTCTCCCCACGCAGCGGGTCCTGCATGCGCTTGCGAAGCTCAAGCACCCAATGCTGCGAGCGCGTGTTCACGACCGTGGACTTGTTCCGAAGCTCCTCGTACCAGACGTCGAGATCGCGCGACCACAGGGCCTTCTCCCCGAGGTCCCGAGAGACGCCGAGGGCGTTGCGGATCGACACCCTTCCCGCTGCAATCGCAACCGGGACGTTCGTAAGGTCGCCCATCGCGACGCCCACCGAGTGCCCGAGGATGCCGAGGACAGTCTTGTCGCGAAGGGCCTGGAACTGCTGGACGATTCGGCGCTGACTCTGGGCGGTGTTCTCGACGTAGCCGTTCGCCACGCCCCACAGCCAGTCCTGGAGCTGGAGGACTCGCTCGCTGCCAAGGTAGCGGACGAGGGTGGCGTTGAAGTCGTGGTCGGCGAACAGCTTGCCGGTGTTCTTCACGAAGTCATCGAAGGCGATGTCGTGAACGACCTGCACGAGGTGGCCGGACAGGATCCCGAAGTCGAGCGAGAGCCGGTCGTAGTAGCCAGGGGTACGGGCCTTCGTGTGGCCCTTGTACGTGTACGGGACCTGCCGCGAGTAGTCGCCCTTGTAGTAGTAGCCGATGTCCGTGTCGGTCGCGTGGAGCGTCTGCTCCCGGGTGGCGAGGTTCCGGTCGTACTTGGCCGGGAAGTAGCCGCCGTCGAGGTAGGTCCACGAGCCGTCGGGATGCGGGATCTCGACGCTCGCTGCCTTCACAGCCTTGAGGGGCAAGCCGGTCTGCCGTTCCGCCTTGTCCTTCACGAAGGGCCAGAGGTTCTGGTTGAAGAAGTCCCAGGTCTTCTGGACGAAGGCCAGTTCCTCCTTCGAGAGGACCTCGCCCAGCATCTTGAGGACGTTGTCCTTCTCCCAGCCGTAGCCCTGGAGGAGGCGCCACTCGTTCTCTGGGTTGCCCATGTGCAGGGCGATCATCATCGCCACGGAGCGGTTCGCGTCCTGGCTGATGGGATCCTCGACCCGCTTCGGGTCGAACTTGATGTCGAGCCCGTACTTCTTGAGGTCGATCTTCTCCATCATGCGCTGGCGGACCTCGCGCCGGCTCATGTGCGTGAGCCAGTTCTGGTCCCACCAGCCGTGGATCATCGCTGCCAGGTTGTCGCGGCGTCCGCGCGCAGCCCGGAACTCCGACATGATCGAGTCGCGGATGTTGTCCGACACCATGCCGAGCATCGTCTCGGTCTCGGTGAGGTTCCCGTCCCAGGCTTGCAGGTCGAGGGCCTTCTCCGTCCACTTCCTGCGAACGGAGCGGGCAAAGACGTAGTGGCCGCTCTCCAGCTCGGGCAGATGCTTCGCCGCGATGTCGTCCTGGAGGGTCTTCGTCATGTCGGCGATCTCCATCGCCTCGCCCTCTTTGCGGTACGCCGTCTCCTCCTTCGCCCAGTGGGCGACCTGCTTCACGATGCGCTCCACCGCGAGCGCCTCGTCCACGGTGAGGTAGCTCCAGTTGCTCCAGGCATTCCGCCGGGCCTGGATGGTAGGGCCCGCGGACTTCTGCGAGGCGATGCGCCCTGCGACGTCCGTGACGAGGTCCTCGACCTCCTTCGGGTCGAACATCAAGACCTGCGCCTTGTTCTTGGCGTAGTCGACGACGTCCCGTAGGCGCGCGAGAAGCACCGGGGCATACGACTCCTCCCCTGGCTTGGGCTCGCGCAGCCCTACTAGCTCAAGCAGGCCGTCGTGAACCTCGCGCAGGACCGGCGTCGCCTTGCCGAGCTTCGAGCGGTAGGCGTCGCGCGTCATCCGGCCTTCGAGGTCGGCGCGCAGCTTGTCCATCTGCTCCCGCCGCTCCTCGGCGGCGAGATACAGCGTATGCAGCCAAAGCTGCTTCTCCTTCGCCTCGAAGGCGCCCTTCAGGTCGCCGGCCACCGCTGACTCGAAGGCCTTCTGCCACTGCTTCTGCTGGGCCTTCGCGATCTGCTCCGGCTGGAGCCGCCAGAGCTGCCGGTCGCCCGACACCCACTTCGCCGCAGTCCTGCGGAAGCCGTCCAGGGTGGCGTGGTCTGCGCGAGCAATGAAGAACTCGTCGCCGATGGCGTGGGCCAGCTCCCGCCACTGCTCGATCGCCTTCTCGACGGAGCGGTCGTTGTTGAACGAGACCTCCAGGGCCTTGTCGAACAGGGCCGCCGGGTCGGTCAGGATCTCGGCGAACTGCAACATGAGCCGACCCTGGACGGTCCGGTCGATGTAGTCGCGGAAGCTGCGAAGCTCCTGCGCACGCTCCAGGAACACGTCGGGCTCCAGCCCGAAGACGCCGGTCATCGTCTCCAGGTCGACGCTCGTGCGGTCCTTCTTGCGCCCGCGTGCGTACATGTAGTCGGGGAGGCCGTCGGCAACGGCCTGGCCGTACTTCGCCTTCGTGGCCTCGTAGTCGAGACGGAACTGGATCCCAGCCTTGGTGAAGCCCTCGATGGCGGCCTTCTGCTCCGGAGGCAGATGGTCGAGCCGGCCGCCGATGGCGACCAGGGCGCGCGCCGTCGGGTCGTTGCGGACGTCGTCCTTGACCTGCTCCGTGAGCTTCTCCCGCTCCTGGTTCACCTCGTAGCGGATCTTCCGCTTCCCCTTAAGGTCGGCGCCGCCAGGCGTGTGGATGGCGTTCTCGGCGTCCTTCAGCTTCTCGATGAGGATGCGCCGCGCCTCGGCCCTCTCTTGCGGCGTCTGCATCGTCCCCAGGTTCTTCGCCCGACGGAGCTTCTCCTCCTCCTCCGGAGTCAGCTTCTTGTCGGGGGTCGGGCCCTTCTTTTCGTAGTAGGCGTCCTCGTCGAAGCCGAACAGCTTCTTGAAGTCCTTGCCCGAGGCCTTCACGGTATGCCGCCCGGCCTCGCCGGTTGCGCCATGGGCCTGCGGGAACCCTTCGTAGCCAGGGGTCTCCCCGGGCTTGATGGCGATGAGTGGACTCAGCCGGTTGTTCGCGCCGACGCCGATGAGGGCGTTGTCCGCAGCGAAGAAGCGATTGAACGCCGTCGCCACGTCATCCGGGCCGCCATACGGCTGCGTTCGCTCGGCGAAACCGGAGAGGTCGTAGGAGCCGTTGTCGGCAAGGACGGAGGCCCCGATCGCGGCGATGCCCTCCGCGCCCTTGAAGACGTTGTACTGCTGATACATCCAGGCGTACTGGGCCATTCGCGTGAAGGCCGACTCCAGCCTGGGGATCGAGGACTTGCCGTTCGCCACGAACGCCTGGAAGGCGTAGGCGAGCCGCTCCGAGCCGGACCGCTCGTTCTTCCCGAGGAGGGTGGCCGCCTCGGGCGTCAGGCCTTCGAGCGGCGCCCGCGGGAACCGCTTCTGGGCCTCCGCCAGCAGAGCGGCCGAGACTTCGCCAGGCTCTCCGGCCCGGTTCTGCATCCATGCGGCAGCCATCTTGAGCTGCGCCATCTGGTAGGCCGACAGCGGCTTTCCGGCTGCGTCGAGAGACGGGATCCCGGCCCAGGCCTGAAGCTCCCTGAAGTCCTCCTCCAGGCGCGGCGTGATCCGGTCTTTCAGTTCCGAGACGGTGTTCAGGAAGACGGCGTCCGCGTAGTGCGTCATCTCGTGGACTTCGGTCAGGCGCTCCGCGGCGCGCGAGGCGTCGCGACCGAAGGCCATGTTGAAGTCCGTCATGTAGGCGGTGCCGTCGGGATCGAGCCCTCCGCGCTCCGGCCTGGCCTTGGACGACGAGAACAGGCCAGCGGCATCACCCAGGTCAGTCCGGCCGGCGCGCGCGACGGCCACGCGGTACTCCTCGCCGAACTGGTCCAGGGTCAGCCAGCGAGGGTTCTTCATCATGGTGACGGCAGCCGGCATCAGGCCGCCCTCTGGGTCAGTAGGGTCGACGCCTCGGATGGCGCCTCGCACCACCGGGTCGATGACGTAGACCTTCCCCTTGCCTCCCTTCGCCATGAGGTTTTGGAGCTGCTTGCGCGAGATGATCTTCGCGCCCTTCGTCCCGGCGGCAGCCTTGGCCGTCAGCCCGTACCAGGGCTCGCCCTTCGCCAGGCTCTCGCTCGCGACGTACAGGATGCCGTCGGCGTTTCCGGCAAGGCCGAGGGACACGACTTCCTGCGGGTTCGTCAGGCCGGAGGTGTCACCGCGCAGAAGATGAAACTCGATCCCGGCCTCCTCCGGTCCGAAGCGCCCGAAGTCCCAGTCGACGTCCCTGGCTCCCCGCTCGGCGATGTCCGGAACGGAGCGGAGCGCCCGAGCGAACGGGACGCCGCTCGTGGGGCTCGACGCGAACTCGTGCGCCGTCCGCGTGTAGGGGTTCAGGAACTCTCCGCCCTGACCCTGACCGCCAGAGAGCCGGAACCACAGCGGGTTTCTGGCCCAGAGGGAGTAGGCATCCCAGTCCGGCTCGCCCACCTTCCCGGACTTCACGGAGAGCATGGCGAAGTAGTGCGCGAACGCCTCGGCGACGCCCTTCGCGACGCCCTTGCGCGATCCCATCTTCAGGAGCGCGAATTCGATGTCCTCCTGGACTGCCTTCGCAGGCGGTAGGTCGGCGCCCTTCACCTCGATCCGGCGCGGCTCCTTGAACTGCTTGTCCGCCTCGTAGAGGAGGCGGGTGACATCGGTGTTCAGCTCCCGGACGGTGCGCCCAGCCTCGTCCCACTTCAGGTCGGCGGCGAAGTCCGGCAGCTTGCCGGTGGCGATGATCTTGTCGAGGAAGACGGAGGTCTGGACCTTCAGGTCCCCGGTCTTCTCCGCAGCGAGGATGTCCTCGTCGGTGGCGCCAAGCTCGCGGGCGACGGCCTCGAAGCTCGTGCCCTCCTTGTCCGCGAACTTCGAGGCGGCGTCCTTGGTGATCCAGGTCCACAGCCGCTTCCCGCCCGCGCGCTCGCCCATCCTGTCGAGCACGGCCTTCATCAAGCCCGGCTGCTGCTTCAGCTTGGTCTGCTCGACCCCGGTGACAAGCATCTGGGCGGCGGTGAGGTCGCCCAGGGTGTCCTGGTACATGCGCTGGTCATCGGCGACCCGGCGGAAACCAGGCACCAGCGAAAGCAGGGCGAAGTCCTTCATGCCCTGGAGGACGCCGTCCACCGTCTTCAGGGCGACCTCGTCGAGGTCGATGGCGCCGAGGTCCCCGGTGGCCTGGGCCTGGCCCAGCTCGTAGGTGAGGGCACCGACGGAGGCCATGCCGGCCATCGTCGCGGCGGCATGAAGCTGGGCCTTCGAGTAGCCCTTCACGAACGAGCCGACCCGGCTCGGCTGCGTCAGCTCCTTGAAGGTCCGCTCCGCGACCTGGAGCCCGAGGGACTTCGTCGTCGCCTTGTAGCCCTGGGCGATGGCCTGGGTCCCGAACCGGCCGATGATGCCCTGGATGCCGGCGCCCATCATGGCGAGGGACCGCGCCGTCCCGTCGTCCATCCCGTCGATCGTCTGGAGCTGGCGCTCCAAGTCCCGCGTTCCGGTTAGGATGTTCGTGACCACGTCGCCGACGACGCCGCCGACCCACGCGCCCGCGGGCACAGCTTCCGGCCCGGCGAGCCCGGCGATGCCGCCGCCGACGAGGGCGCCGATCTCCGTGCCGGCGATGTTCGTCGCGAGGAAGCCGGCTGCGGACACAGTCCCGGTCAGGAGGGACTGGAGGCCGGACGCTTCCTTCAGGTCGACCTTCTCCTGCGACTCGATCTTGGCTGCGTTCTCCTTGCCCCACTCGCCCAGCATCGACAGGGCATTCAGGGCGGGCCTGGCGACCGCGGCGTCGAGCGTGCGCTCCGCCCAGGAGCGGGTGATCTGGATGTCGTTGTGCTCGCCGCCCCAGCGGCCACCGAACCAGTCCTCCCACCAGGAGAGCGGCTTCACCTCCAAGGCGAGCTTCTGGGCGGCGATCGGACCGTCCAGGATGAGGCTCGTTGCCGCAGGGTAGCGGCGGGCGATGTTGCCCCAGTCGGCCGCGGCCCAGACGTCGGACTTCTTCAGCTCCGAGATGGCGCCGATGAGGTCTTCGGGCGAACGCCCGCGAGGGTCGATGAGCGAGTACAGGAAGGCATCCGTGACCTCCTGCTCGCTCCATTGGCCCGTTTCGAGGAGCGACTGGAGTCGCGGGACGACCTGCCGCTCGCGCGCACGGTCCTGGAAATACTCGTCGCTCCGAGCCCGGTTCTCCTGCTCGATGTAGGTGAGGTCCGCCTCCGGCGCGGAACCAGCCGGGATCCCCGCGTCGAACTTGATGCCCTCGACCTCGACCGACTGCGACGTGGTCTCAGGAACGTCCATGCTCCCGGTGGGGGAGGCCAGGGCCGTCATCGCCTCGTCGGGATTGTTCGGCAGCGGGGTGGGCGCCGTGATCTTGGTGAGGGCGGCCTGGTCCTCGGCGGCGAGAGCCGGGTTGCTCTGCCTGCGCAGCCGTTCCTGGAACTCCTGGTCGGGGGTCAGCTTGGGCATGGGTTAGTCCCCGCCGTCGGGTGCGTCATCGGCAGGGGCCTCGAAGGACGGCGGCGGAGGCAGGGGGCGCTGGACGCCGACGTTGTCGGGCGAGCCGTAGACGGCGCCCATCTGGATGTCGAGGGGGTCCGGGTTGACGGTGCCGGGGAGCGTGACGCCGCCAAGCTGCGGCGTGAACCTGGGCTGCGGCCGGTTCTTGAGCATGAGCGCCCACTCGCCCTCGGCCGCCTCGTCGAGCAAGGCCCTCGCTTCGTCCGGCTTCCCTTTCGCCATCAGGGTCTCGTACTGCTTGGCGATGTCGTACCGGCCCGAGCCGATGGCGACCTCGCCACCCTGCTTGCCCTTCCAGGTGATGGTTCCGCGGTCGAGGATGATCTGCTTGCGCTGCCGGATCCAGGCGGCCTTGAGCTTCTCGTTGACGAGCGCCATGTCGGCGTCGCTCGCGTACTCGCCGCGGTACATCCCGTTCGGAGCCGTCTGGAGAACCTCGGCCAGGCCGCCGAGACTGGAGTCGTAGATGACCCCCTTCGACTCCACGCGGGACAGGTAGATTTTGAACTGGTCCTTCATCTCGTCGAGCGGCACCGGCTTCTGCCGGTCTTCGACTTGGGCCTGTGCCCACAGGAGAGTCATCTCCTGGGCGGCGATGAACCGCCTCTTGTCCCCCGGGGTCCAGTCGCCCGTGGCCTTCCCGAAGGCGCCGGAGTCCCAGGTGGCCGCGACGTTGATGAACTCGGAGGCCGCGATCTTCGGCACCATCAGGCCGTTCTTGATGGCGTTCTGCGCCCTGCGGCGCTCACCGTCCCAGTAGTTCTTGTCCGTCTGGTGCATCCCGCCCGTGAGCGCGAGCCAGTGGGCCGGGGACGTCTCCGTCACGATGCTCGGATCCCTGTTGACCTGGTCGGCGAACGCGATGGCGACGCCACGCTGGACGTTGTCCTTCGTCTTGCTCGACCGGCTGGGCCCGTACAGGTTCTCGTTCTGGATCTTCTTGTCGAAGTAGTCCTCCAGCCTGCGCGCGTAGCCGGGAACGAACGTCGAGAGCCAGTTCCACTCGGTCGTGCTCTCCGCCGCCACCTTGGCGGCCTCGGCGTTCGGCGCAGCGTTGTAGGCCCCCCAGATGTTCGAGACCCGCGACGCTCCGTCCTCCCGCCACGCCGCCTGAACGATCTTCGCCTGCGCCGCGAGCCGGGCCGTGGCCTGCTCCATCTCCAGGTCCGTCTTGATGACGCCCTTCTCCCGGAGCATCCGGAGGTTCGCGTAGGCCTTGCCGAAGTCGACTGCGTTCGGAGGGAACTGCTGGGGGTTCTTGCCAGGCAGCGTCATCACCGGGTTCGGAACGACCAGCTCATTGCCCTCGGCGTCCTTCACCTCCGGGACCTTGCCGCCCTGGAGGGAGAGCGCGACGTTCACGGCGACGCGGTGCTTGAAGACGAAGTCCTGGGCCTGGCCGATGGCCTGGGGGTGCTTCAGGGCCAGGGCGCCGATGACGCCCTCCTCCTTGGACATGTGGTCCATGAAGTTCTTGAGGCCCTGGTAGTTCTCGTTCTCGACGAGCCGCGCGATGATGAGGGCCGCTCCGTCCGCAGCGGCCAGGTTGTGCGCGGCCGTGATCGACGCCGGGTCGGTGTTGCCCTCCATCCGGGCGATCTCCTCGCCGTTCTCGGAAAGCTCGTTCAGGGCCAGGTCCCGCGCGCCGGACTCGTCGGCTGCGAGCGCAGAGACGCGCTCCAGGACACCGAGCCGCTTCGCCTGCATCTGGGACTTCTGGTGGCTCTGCCACTCCGTGGCAGCGTGAAGCTGGATCGACCTGTCCGTCCCGACGGCGGACTCGGCCGTGCGCGCGAGGAAGAACTCCTGGGCCTGCTTGTTCGGGAGGTTCCCGCCCATCTCCTCCCGGGTCTTGTAGACCAGCTCCGCGGCCCCTGGCTGGGCCGACACGGCATCCATCCCCTGGAGCCCTTGGAACCGTGCCCGGATCTTGTTGATGGCCTTGTCGTAGTCGATCGAGCGGTCCAGGGCGAACTGCCTGTTCGCCTCCGTCTCCGCCTTCTGCACCGCCTCCTGCACCACCATCCCGGTCTTGAAGACCGTGCCGCCAGCCGACTCCCAGACCTGGCCGACCCGCGCCGCCTGGTCGTAGTCGATCCGCGAGTACAGCGGACCACGGTCCTCTGCGTTCACAGCCGGGATGTTGTCGTTCCAGGTAAGCGGGACCCGAGGCGCCATGGTTAGTCTCCCGCCCCGTAGTCGGACTCAGGGACCGACCCCCAATCGGGGTGGCCGTTGTTGTAGTCGGTGCCCGCGCTCTGCGTGGCGGGGGCGCCCTGCGACGCATCCTGCGACGCCCACCAGGAAGTGCCCTGGTAGAGCAGGTTTGCCATGCCGCTGACCATGGTGGCGTTCGCCATGTCCATCGAGACCGCGGCCTGGGCGGAGAACGTGTCGCCCTGGAGGATGTAGCCGGCTGCCTTCTGGGCCCCCCGAAGGAGGACCATGTTTTTGTCGACCTCCGAGACGACGCGGACATCGGAGGGGAGCCTGGCGGCGGTTCCCTTGGACAGGTCGACGTTCTGCCCGGCTCCGGTCGTTCGGATGTGCGAGACGATCTGGTCGGCCCTCATCTGGAGCCGGGAGGCCTCGTAGGAAGCGTCCTCCTTCGCCCACTCGGCCGCGAGACGGGCGGCTGCCGAGTTGTGCTCTGCCTGGCGAGCCGCAGCCTTCTCGGCATCCATCTGCTTGAACGTCCCGTAGGCCTGCATCCCCATGCCGGCGATTGCGCCTATGGCCGCCGCGTTGCACATCAGTCGGCCTCCTTCCGGATCATCACGATCGGGTAGAACAGCTCGGCCGAATGCCCGATAGGGGCGGGCTCCTGCGCCACCTTGAACCCCACCCGCCGCGCCCACCGCAGGGCCCGCCCATTCCGCTCGTGGATGACGTTGACCAAGATCGGGTAAAGCTCCAGGAAGTACGCCAGGATACGCCTCGACGCATCGACGGCGGCGATGGGGTAGCGGTCGAGGGCCTCGCCCGTCAGCGCCCAGGGCACGCCGACTCCCGAGAGCAGGTCCGCCGTGGCGAGACCGAAGACAGCCAGCGTCTCGCCGTTCGCGGTGAGGGCCCAGGCATCACGGCTACACCCTACCGACTTTTGGACTGCTTCGACAGGCAGTTGCCTCGACATCGCCCAAACTTCGGCGGCATCGGAGTCCCTCATGCAGACGCCAAGCTCTCGGATGTGCGCCGAGGTGACGGGCACGATGTCGACTCTATGTGCCACCGAAGTCGACCTCCCGGATGATGGACGAGACGGTCACGGGCAGCGGATTCGTGTTCACGACGCACGCGCGCCCGGAGCGGTCGAAGATCGACTCGACCGGCAGGTAGGCGATGCGCGAGTACGTCTCGTTCCCCTCGAAGCCCTCCTCCCCAGGCTCGGGCGCCCACACCGTCAGGCCGCCGTCGGGGTCCGACCCGAGCTGGAAGCCAGCGGAAGTCTTGGCGATTTCGAGCCCTACCTTCACGACCTCCCGGATGTTGAGGGTCGGGTCCTTCCCGTCCGCTCCGGGCGGGAAGGCGAGGTCGAGCGTCTCGATGACCTGGATGTAGGCCGAGCCGAAGCTCGCGAAGACGACCGGGATGTCGGTCGTGATGATGCCGGCGGCGACGATGAGACCCGATCTCACCTGGCCGTCGATCTTGCCCCAGATGGTGCCGATGTTGGCGAGGGAGTCTGACACGCTGAACTGCGTCCTGGCGAAAGCCCAGTCCGCTCTGTTCACAGGGTAAAAGTCGTTGTTCCGGTCGTCTGGGGGAGCCGACCAAGGGGCCGCGGCCGGAGGGTTCGTCGTCCAGTCAGCGATGTCGACGAGGGAGGACTCGGTGCTGACCGTGCAGGTCACTTGGCGGGCGGTCGTGTAGGCGGTGATGTCGAGCAGGATGCGGTTCGACATCTCCCTGGGACGGATGACCACGCGGTCGCCGACGTCGTCGGCCGCGAACGAGTCCTCTGCGGTCTCCACCGTCACCTGGTCGCCCAGGGCGATAGTCCCGCCGCCGGCCTTGGTGATGCGAAGGGTGTTCGTCTCCGACGTGTTCGTGCCGTCGAAGTGGACGGCGCCGTCGAGGAAGTTGTTGGTGATGGCCGGCGGGAAGTCGTCCTGACGTCCGTCGAGCCGCTCCAGCACGTACTGGATGCCGGCGGCCGGCGTCCCGAGGGTTCGGGCGACGACCATGTACACGACGTCCTCGTCGCCCTCCGGGATGCAGACGAGGGAGACCACGCGCGCGCCCACCATTGGGTGTTCCGCCCAAGCGACGACGTCCGTCTCCGGGTCGAGGGTGATCGAGTAGAGCCGGCCGTAGACGTCGTAGGCCCAGCAGATGCGATGTGGCCTGCGTTGGTAGCACCAGCCCTCGATGGCCCCGGTCTCGGTCGAGCCAGAGAGAAGGCAGATGTCCTTGGAGTCCCAGCCATTTTGCGTCCAGAACATGAGGCGGATCGGGTAGCCGCCGTCCATCTGGTAGAGGATGTTCCGGCCGATCTGGAGCAGGTCGAGCCACGAGGAGCCCCAGCGGCTCTGCGGCCGGATGTCCGCCATGTCCGTCGCGGTGAGCGGAGCGCCGTCCGATCCGGTGACGGCCCACTCCGTGCCGTTCGTGAACAGGAGAAGCTGGTCGTGGACGGTCGCGGCGTTCCGGATCTCCTCGTACTGGGGGGAGGCCACGGAGAAGTCGACCGCGTCGTCCTCCGCCGCCGGCTCGCCGTAGTCGAAGTTCTTGAAGGCCGCGCTCTGCGAAAGGTACACGTCCGCCGGGCCGTTCGTCGTGTTCGCGAAGACGAGACGCTGCTGGTAGAAGGTCACGACCTGCGGACGCTCGGTCGCGAACGGGTCCCGGTTCGTCGGCGGCCCCTCCGAGAGCACCGGCGTCTGCCCGTCGTCCCGGAACTGCGTCTGCCCGATCGCGTCGCCGACGTAGCCGTAGAGCCCGTTCCGGCCGCGGTAGATGGAGTACCGCGTAGAGCCAGCGACGGCGCTCCACGAGATGGTCGCCGGAAGGTCCTCGCTGATGGCGACCTTGCCATCCCCGGGAGGCAAGAGGACCGCGGACGGAGGCCCCTCCTCGTCCTGGTCGGCATTCCAGGCCGTGACCTTCCACCCCCACTCCTTGGGGGTGTGCTGCTGGTCGCCGACCTGGTTCACCGTGACGCAGGTGAGCCCGGTGGGAGCGACGACGCTGCGAACGAACGAGACGTCGGCGATCGTCCAGGGCGTGACGTCCGTGGTGCGGGTGATCTGGCGAACCGGCTTGTCAGGGCAGGCGATAAACAGGACGTCGCCCGACTGGACGAAGCGCAGGTCCCAGATGTCCGTCGAGGTGTAGGTGGTCGTGAGGTCGTAGCCCGTGCGCTGCCCGCCCTTGTAGATCCGGACGCTGAGTGGCGTGAACACGAGGAAGTACGACTGGCCTTCGGAGAAGATGAACGGCACGAGCCTCGCCGCCGCATTGCCGGGCGTGACTTCGAGGCGGGTCGTGCCGGGCCGATTCGAGAGCTGGCCGGTCGGCGTGACGTAGAAGTTCTCCAGCCTGCGAACGAAGCTCGGGTAGCGGGGGAGGTCCGTGCGCCCCCAAAGCTCCTCCCGCAGGAGCCCGCCCGACAGGTTCGTCTGCTTGAAGACCGCCATCTAGAGCCTCACCCGGATGAACTCGCTGTCCGGGAGCGCGCCCTCTTGGCCCTGGCGGCAGCCGAGCATGATGGCCTTGCGAAGCGCCGTCTCGGCGCCCTGCCCGATCGCCCGCGCGTACTCCATCTTCACGGAGAGGGGGAGGATGAGGTTCAGGGCCAGCCGCCAGGCCAGCGCCTCGACGAAGTAGCTCGGGTAGAGCTTCGTCTCGCTGATCTGCGCTGTGTAGACGATGTCCGGCTCCAGGTAGTCGCAGCAGACGACGAAGGCCGTTCCGTCGGTCGACGGCTCCAGCGCGTAGGGGATCCGCTGGTCCGCCGCGGGGATCTGGAGCCCGGTGTCGATGTACTGGAGAGCGAGGAAGTCGAGCGGAACGGCAAACGTGTACGTCCAGTTCCCTCTGCTCACGTAGCTCGTGACCCCGTCGGTCACGGTCGTGAGGGCCGTAGGGCTGAACCGTTTCGTCGCGAAGTTCCAGCGGTACTCCTGGAGCAGGGTGTCCCGCGTCGTGCCGTACCAGAGGTTCGCCTGGATCGCCTCCGGCGTGCCGTCGGCCATGTAGGTGACGCGCCGCTTGATGCCGCAGATCGAGAGGGCCTGGTTGACGATGTTGACCTGCGAGATCCCGGCCTGCGCGTCGACCTGAAACACCGTCTCGGCGCTGCGCTGCCCCGCGCCGTCGATGACGACGATCCTGTACCAGTGGGACGTCGTTCCCGTCGGGTCGGTCCAGAAGAACAGTCCGTTCGTGATGTTCGGGCCGGTCAGGTTGTGGATGACGGAGGCCTGCACGACCCAGGGCCCGGCGGAGGCGGCCGAACGAGCAATCTCGTAGGACGCGATGTCCGTTTCGGAGGAGGGCGACCAAGTGACCGTGATGCTCATGTCGAGCTAGCCTTTCCTGCCACCGGAGCCGGTACGGACGACACCGCCTTCGGGGCCACCGGCTGCGGGGGCAAAGGGTCGATGACGTAGGCGCGAGGGTTCCGGATACGGCCAGGAGGCAAATCCTCCGTCGACCCGCCGCCGATGAACATCGGGAGCTGGTGAATCGAACCAGCCGGCAATGGCACCAGCGCCGAGATCGCGACGGCCCCGGCCCCGCTCGCTGCGGTCGCAGCGGGCAGCGGAACGCCCGAGGAGATCCAGCCGGCGGACACGTAGGACTCGGCCCAGGGCAACGCGAGACGCCCGGACCTCCCGATGGACCCGGCGCTGGTCGTAGCCGTCGCGGCCGGGATCGCAACGCCAGCTCCAGTCAGCGATCCGGCCGAAGCGACTGCGGTCGCAGCAGGAAGGCCGATCGTCGCCGAAAGACCGATGGACCCGGCGGACGCCGTTGCCGACGCTCCCGGTGCGTCGGCGCCAGGAACGAAAACCGCCCAGATGGATGAACCGACCATCGGGCTGAACCGGACCGTATGCGAGGTAATGGTCCCGCCCAGCCAATTGATGACACCGCCTTCTGAGGATCCCGTGGCGGCGGGGAGGCCGACCCTAGCCGGTGCAGCGACCGCCCCGCCCACTGCGACCGCCGCCGCCGCCGGCAGTGGTAGCCGACCGCGGATCGAAAGCGATCCGGCCGAGCTGGCTGCGGTCGCAGTGGGGATGTCGGCGCCGGGGCCAAGCTCGACAAGGCCCGCTCCGAGGGGCGTCGTCGGCAGAGAGCCGTCCTGGCCCTGGACTCGGATCGTGTGCGGGACAGGCACGGCCGACACAGCCTCGACGCCCGAGACGGTGATCGGCCCGCCTGACGCGGTGATCCGCAGGGTGTGGGTCCCTGTCGGAATCGTGAGCGTAGTCGTTACGATCGCCATCTAGGTCACACGGTCGTGATGGTTCCCTGGTCCACTCCGTCCAGGGCGACGGTGAGCACCCCGGCTCCGGCCGCATCGAGCCGTAGATTGAACGTCCCCCCCGCTCCGTCCACGGTCCATTCGATGTATTCGGTGGCGTCGAGGGTGACAGAGCCCGGCAGCGCGCCGGGTATCGTCGCCATCCGTCCGGCCTCGGCTACGACGGCCTGAGCTGCCGCGGGCCACGCGGCAGGGTCGGTGCCGGTAATGGCGGTGGCGTCAGCGACCCCCGAGAGGCCGCGGCTGATGTATTTGCCCGCGGTGGCGTAATTCCCGCTCCCGCCGATCCAGTCCAGATCGGGATCGTTGTTGACGCCGAGCCAGTAACTCATGTCCGGCGCGGCGCAGACATTGCCGTTGAAGAGAACCGCCTCGCAGCCCTGGTCGGCGTACAGGGCCGCCTGCCATGGCAGGCCCGTTCCCATGTCATAAACGTAGTTGTCGTGGACGCGAGTCTCTGTCCCGCCATAGGCGCCCTGATAGCCGAGGACGTAGATGCCGCCGCCGTCGTACAGCCCGGCCTTGAGGATGTCGTGGATCTTGTTGTGGGCGATCTCGTTGGAGTGCGAAGCGGTGACGGAGTCGTCCCAGACCCAGCCGAGGGAGATCGCGGTGTACGGAACCGACGTGATCTCGTTGTGGTGGATCGCGACGTGGGCGACCACGCCCGCCCAGATGCCGACGGCCCCGCGATACTCCGCTCCGCAGCCCGTGATCAGGTTCGCCCAGACGGAAATGGAGTCCGAGGCGATCTCCACTCCGCGACCCGAGATATCGGTGACCGTGTTCCAGTCGAAGTCACACCCCGAGGATCCGCCGCCAAAAGAGACCGCCGTCGCTCCGCAATGCTGGACGGTGCAGTCCGACACTCGGACGCGCTGGGCGCCCTGGAATGAGAGGGCGGCGGGCGGCGTGGTCCACGCCGGAGCCGTTGCGGGATCGAGGTAGGCGTTCGCCTGGAGCTCCATGAAGGAGTGGAGCGTCGAGGGACCGAGCCAACCCGCGTGCTCAAAGACGATGCCGACGAACTGCACATCCGAGAGCGGGCTGGCGGCGCTACTGGAAACGAGCGCCTCCAGTTGCGGCAGCCACGCCTCCACGGTCGCCATGTCCTCGCCCGGCCGCGGGACGTAGTAGATCGTGTCAATCGAGGCGTTGAGGTACCAGCAACCTGTGGTCGTCGCGTCGAGGAACTCAAGCGCGTTCTCGACCCAGGTCGGAGCGGAGGGCCACCCCACGCCCCACGGGTTGTGGGCGACGTACTCCGCATAGCTCGCGTCCATTGTGACAGTCGTGGTGGAACCGACGCGGGTTGCGCTCGCGGCGCTGAGCCTGGGTTCGATCCACGCCCGAGGCAACCCCGTGAAGACGAACTCCAGATCCTGGGGGCGCGCGAAGATCGGAAGGGTGGCGTCGGTCGAGACGTAGGTCTGCCCGCCGTTCGTCGTGCCGAACCCAGTAGACGTGCGCCGTGCGCGGGTGGCCCGTTGCCCGTTCATGTACAGTTGACGCGACTGCGCTCCGGCCGGAACGGACGCGCTGTAGATATTCTTCGCGCCGTCGAACAGCGCCCAGCCGGTGACCGGCACGCCACCCGAGAGCGACGGGGTCTCCCCCGGGTAGGCTCGCCAGTAGTGCGTGAACCCGTTGGCTCCCGAATCCCCCGAGTCAAGCGTAAGAGGTGCCGCGAGCTGATAGGTACCGCCCCGCAGGTACACGGTGACGTCGTCGGACCCAGCCGCCGCCCGCGCCAGGGCTCGCGCGGCGGTGAGCGACGCGGCCGTAGCGGGCGTGAGCCCGTCGCCGGAACCCGTCGGAGAGGCGTAGAGACCCAGCACGGCTAGATGTCCCCGCCGTACCAGTCGTCGATCACGAAGGAGGCGTTCTGCACGACGCCCGCCGAACCGCTCGCGATGTCCGTCTGGTTCAACAGCGTGATGCGGAGCGTAAGGGAGCCATGGGCGGTCCCGGTGTAGAGCCGCAGCGTCGTTCCCTCGGCCTCGATGCGGCATATATTGTCGACGGGAACATCCACGACATGGATCTCAGTGAACGTTCCGGCCACACACTTGCAAATGGCGGCGGCGCGGCCCGCGGACTCGAACCCATCGTCCCAATCGAAGATGCAACCCAGATAGTAAGTCTCCGCGCTAGCGCTGACGCGGACCGCTGGCCCATTGGCTTGGGTCTTGGAAAGAGTCGACTTATCGGCCGGGCTGCCGCTAATGCTCTTGGCCTCGGCGTACTGGTTGGCCGCGAAGGTCGCGCCGCTGTAGCGCGCCCCGCGACCGGTCCCGACCCCGATCTGGTTCGTCGCGATCTGCGGCGCGGCGAGGTTGGTGATCGTTGTCCAGTTCGCCCCGAGCCCGCCATTCGCGCGGTTGAAGTCGTCGGAGACGGATGCGGCGGTAGGCGCCGAGATGGTGATTCCACCAGCCGACGACGTTGCGGTCGCGGCCGGGAGATACCAGGTCGTGACCATCGACTGGGTGATCGCGCCTCCGGCGCTCGTGCTAGTTCCGGCAGGGAGGCCGACGACTCCGGCGAGGGAGAGGCCGCCACCGGACGTGACGGCGGTTGCGGCCGGGACGCCGAAGGGCGCCGTGCTGGTGAAGGCGATCGTGCCGCCTGCGCTCGCGCCGGTTCCGGCCGGCAGAGGGAGAGCGCCCCGAAGGCCGATCGAGCCGGCTGCGGACGCAGCGACACCGGGCGGCAGGAGGGCGCCGGCGGCGGCGGTCCAGGCAGTGATGGTCGCGTCCCACCGATACCACCCGGCCATCGGGTCCGGAGCAGCGACCGGCGTCATGCTCGCGTTCGCAGTCGTGAGCAGGGCGCCGGTCGTGTCGTCGTAGATGGAAACGAGCTGTCCGGGCGTGTCGGCCCAGCCGCCCACGGGACGCGCTACCAGCGAACCGTCCCCGTTCGTCTGGTACGTCGCGTGCCCGTCCGCGATGTCGGCGTCGAGCGCGATAGCCATTGCGGCCCTCCTAGAGGACTAGGAAATCCGGCAGAGGCCGCTACCCGAGCTGGGGATCGTGAGCGTGTACTGGGTCGAGGCGTTCCAGGTCTGGGTGGACCCGAAGTCGTGCCAGAAGATGGTGTTCTTCGGGGTGTCCGTGTCGTTGTAGATGAGGACGTAGCGGAACGCGAACGTCGCGCTCGGCGTCACGGTGACGTCGGCCCAGTCTGCGTAGGCAGTCGCAACCGAACCGTCGGAGGCCGAGAAGGTGAGGCTTGCGAGCGTCACGCCGCCGGCCGGGACGACGGTCGTGTCCGTGACCTCGTTCGTGGCCGTGTACGCAGCGGTCGTGTCGGAGATGCCGGACGTGTAGAAGGCCAGCTTGCAGGTCTTCCCGTTCAGCGAGTTGTACAGCGCACGGTACTTGAAAGCGTTCGTCAGGTACGCCATGTAGGTCTCCTAGAGCGAAGGTCCCCCGAGGGGACGAATACCGCCGACGGGGTTCCGGACCCGCACCGTCGAACGGACTGGGCGAGGTCGCCCCCCGGGGGAACTGGTGTCATGCAGCGGAAGGCTCCGAGTCGGAGGCCCTGGCGCCGCGCCGAACCGTCGGTGCCGTGGCCTTGGTTTCCTGCTTGGGCTGCGCGGCCGGGGTCTCCTCGACGAGCACCCATGCCTTGGACGGCTCCCTGTCGTCCGGGACGGTGATGAGTTCGCCCTCCTGGTACAGGCGCTTGTTGTCCCAGTAGCGAAGGTGATTGACGCGGTAGGTCTTCATGTTTCCCTCGGAGAGAGAGGGGCGGTCCCGGAGGACCGCCCCTCGGTCCGCTAGATCATCTCCGCCTTCGTCCACGGGTTGTTCTCGCCGTTGAGGCGGAAGCCCGCGGTGATGGCGCCCGCCGTGAACGTGCCGGTGCCGACCGTGTAGTAGAGCCGGAGGTACTGGTCGTTCCAGCCCGCCGGGACGTGGATCGGGAACCGGCAGTGGTAGCCGGCGACGAGGGTCGCGGCCGAGAACGTGCCGGAGAGCGGAGCCAGCACGAGGCTCGTGGTCGCGCCGAACGAGTCGTCGTCGTGCGACTGGAGCGTCACCGTGAGGGTGGCCGCGTCGGAGGTCGTGAAGGACGTGACGACCTGCACGAAGACCTCCGGCTGATTGCCGGTGAAGAAGGCGTGCCGCAGCGTGCCGTAGTGAGCCGGCATCGTGTTGGCAGCACCGAGGTCGATGATGTTGGTCGAGGCCGCAGACGACGTCACGGCCTGCGCATTGGAAAAGAGGTTCTGGAGGTCGAGGATCATTGTGGTCTCCTTACGCCACCTGGGTCTCGGTGGAGATGATCGAATCCGTGACCCGGATCGGAATCCCCATGAAGCTGACGATGGGATGTCCGGCCGCGTTGTCGACCGTGAGCGTGTAGCTGGCCTTGTTGAGCGCGTGCTTGTGCAGCCCGGCGGCGATCTTCCGGTTGCAGTAGATCACCGTGCGGCCGGCGCTCGGATCGTTCAGCTTGTAGTAGCTGTCGATCATCCCCTGGATGAGCGTCGCCGTGGTGGTCTCGGCACCGACCGCGGACACGTCGATGTTCCCGAAGCGGACCACGTTCCGCCAGTCCTCGACGACGAGGCCGACCTTCCACTGCCACTTCGTGATCCAGGCGGTGAACTTGTTGGTGCCGCCGGAGTCGGTCCAGAGCTGCTTGCCGAGGTCCTCGCTCGCGAGGCCGGCGGACATGCCCTTCGGGAAGATCCCGTAGACCTGCTTCGGGCCCCAGGTCACGAACCAGATCGACGTGTAGTCGCCGCCGGAGAGCGTGCCGTAGTCGTCCCAGTCCACGAAGTTCGTGGAGCAGGCGGCCGTGGTGAGGTCGGAGAAGCGCGGGGTGAGGCCCGTGAACTTCTCAGGAGCGGTCTTGGTGGAGTGGTAGAACAGGCCGGTCGAGACCTCGTGGCCCATGGCCTGGACGAAGGCCTGGTCCTCGGAGGCGCGGAACGCGGGGCCGTTGCCGTTCAGCTCGACGAGCGCGGTGTCGACCACGGACATCCCTTCCAGCATTCCGCAGGTCTCGTCGTAGTTGTCGACCTGGCTCTTGCTGGGCGCGATGCCCTGGTTGATCATGCGCCACGAGACCGAAGGCAGTCCGGTGCGGCTCGACACCCGGTGCCCCGTGGTCAGGTTGCCCTCCTGGAACACGATGTCCTGGAGGATCGGAATGCGCTGCTGAAGCAGCTCCGCCATCTGGACGATGTTGCCGTTCGGATCCGTCCGCTTCGCCCAGTCGGCCAGGGTCGGAAGCGTATTGCCGATAGTCGCCATTTACTGCTCCTTGGGGAACATGGTGGGATACATCGCCTTCAGCCTGTCCTGCTCGGTCTGCTTCGGGGCCGGCGGAGTGCCGTGACCGCCAGCGAAGGTGTCTTCGCTGAGAGTCTTCCCGACACGTGCGAAGAAGCGGACGATCTCCGGGTGGTTGCCGAGGCCGGAGGTCTGGAGGGCGTCACGGAGAGCGGGCGTGCCGTACTTGTCGATGGCGCGCTTCGCGCTCGCGAGAACGACCGGGAGCCGCTCGCCGCCGATCTCGGGATCGGCGCGGGAGGCCTTGGCCCAGTCCGCCTTCATCTGCGCCCAGCTCTGCTTTGCCTTCGCAGAGGCATCGGAGAGCTGCGCAGCGTACAGGTCCAGAGCTTCCTGGGCCTGTTCTTGGGAGAGCTTCTTCGCTTCCGCGAACTGCTTGAACTTCACGAACCCGGGGTCATCTGCATTGACGCCGACCGGAGGCTTCAGTTGGAGGGGCTGCCCAGGAGGTGGTGTGCCTTTCGGCTCGTCCTTGGGTGGCTCTCCTTCCCCTGTCAGGAGCGTCGTCTCCTCCGGCGGCTTCTCCGGAGGCTTGGCCTGCGCAGCCGGCTTCGCCGGATCCGCAGGAGGTGGTGCCGCCTTCTCGGTGGAAGGCGGAGGATCGGTGAGGAGGGTCTGCTGCTTCGGATCGTCAGGCATCGTTGTCCTCGGTGACGGCCTTGGAGGCGGAGGAGCGGATCTCGTTGTCCGCGCGCAGCCGCTTGAAGTGCTCCGCCTCCATGAGCGCGTACTGCTCCGGGGCATAGAGCTTCACGAGGTCGGACAGGGTCGCCGCTCCCCAGCGCCGGCCTTCCCAGAGCGCAGCCGTGCGCTCGGAAGTGTCGCCTGCGCAGACAGCCTGGAGCCCGAGCAGGTCGAAGATGATGTGGTGCATCAGGATCCGGCCCTGTTCGGACTTCATCGCGTCCTGGATGGCAGTCTCGACGCGCTGCGAACGCAGCCGGTCGTTCTCGCGGATCCGGCCCTGGGCGGCCTCGTTGGAGAGGTGGCCGTTTTTCACTGGCTCATTCCGGGTACGGGGGCGGCCCCGATGGAGGCCATGAGGCGCTGAAGGGCGCTGTCTTGATCGAGCTTCGTGTCGCCGAGGTCCTTCGTGGCGGCGGCGACGCCCGGAGCATTCTCGGCCGCCTGCTGCTGCTGCTGGGCAGCGGCGCGCTGCTGGCGAATCTGGTCGACGGCCTGCTGTGTACGCAGCAGAGTCGGGTCCACGCCGACCATCTCTGCGTAGTCGGTGATGATCTTGTCGGCGTCGAGCTTGTCGACGATGTCCGGCATGACCTTCGACATGTTGAGGGAGAGCTGAAGGAGTCGCTCGACGGCAGCGGTGCCGACGAGCTTCTGGGCCTTCGACATGACCGAGAGGTACTCGACCTTGATCTCGGTGCCGCGAAGCTCCTGCGGCGGGGGCGGGAGCAGGCCCCGGCGGACCATGACGTTGAAGACGCGCTCGATCATCGGGTCGAGCAGCTCGTCCTGGATGCGCTCCAGGGTCGGCCCGAGCTGAAGCATCTTCTCCTCGTGGCGCTCGACGATTTCCCGAGCAGTCGCGGGGATGTTCCGGTCGTCGTTGGTGATGGCGAGCCAGAGGTCCGCGTAGAACGCGGCGTTGATCCTGGCCTCGTGCTCCTTCACCGACAGGTCGAGGAACTGGACTGCCTGCGGAGAGATGACCATGGCCGGCTCGAAGGTCGTGCCAGGGCCGAGCGTGTCGAGGTAGGTGACGTCTCCGGGAAGCAGGGAAGCTCGCTGGTTACGCAGCGAGGAAGGCGCCTTCATGGGCGGGTTCACGATCTTGTCGATCGCCTGGGCCTTGCGCTTTTCGTAGAGCTGGAGGGCCTTGGCATCGCCGAGGGCGTTCATGCCCGGGGAGCTGCCGTAGACGTCCTCGCCGGTGATCTCCCAGCGGGGGCACATGACGGGCCACTCGTTGAAGCCGCCCTCGTAGAGGACGCCGTCGGACTCGTCGGCGTTCTTCTCGATCCAGAGGGAGCGCCAGGGCATCTCGGTCGGTGCGTAGACCTTGCCCTGCATCTGGGGCCGGGCGCGGGGCATGTCGGCGCTTTCGCGCTCGGGCGTCATGTCCGGGCCCATGTCCTGTCCGGTGGGCTCGGCTTCGGAGGCAGGCGGGTTCTCGACCTTGGGCAGGACGTCCATCTCGTCCTGGTCGGGAAGCTCCTCCTCGTCCTGCCAGCGTGGCTCGACGACATGGACGAGGTCGACCCATTCGTCGTAGCGGCCGTGCTCGAAGGCTTCGCGGACGTGGCGGGAGACGCGGCTCTTGCCGAAGCGGCGGACGGTCTGCTCGACCGTCATGCTGATCTCGCGGTAGATCGTGTCGACGGCGAGACGGTGGGAGGAGGCCAGGCAGTATTGGCCGATGGGGAGGACGTAGGCGCGGATGACGTCTTCCTCGTCCTCCTCGATGATCATGGCCGTGGTGCCGAAGGTGCCGAGGTCGCCGTAGACGAGAGGCAGGGCGTTGTAGAGGTTCGACCGGGCGAAGGTCTCCTCCATCCGGCGCTGCACCTCCTGGAGCCAGCCGAGCACAGCCGGCGTGCGCACGAAGCCGGGCGCAGCGAGCCGGAACCACGGGCGCGCGGGCGAGGTGATGCCCGACATCATCCCGGACGAGAGGGTCCGGACCGCCCGAAGGGGGGTGTTGTTGACGATGTTGGAGTTCTTCTTCTGGCCGCGGTTGCGGTCGGCCTGAAGGAAGCGGGGGCGACGAGGAGCGAGCTGCTCTCCCAGCTCACGCCAGTGGTCGAGCCAGGAGGACCGCTCGTTCACGAGGTTCGCCCAGCGGGCGAGGACCCTGCCGCGTGCGCTCATGCCCTGTGCCTCCGACCAGCGCCACGACCCACCCACACGTCGATGGGCTCCATGTCGAGCGGCTCAATGGCCGGCGTCGAACCGCCTCCATCGGAGTTGTCGGCTGTGTTCGGAGGCGGAGCCTCTCGGAAACCCGGAGGCGGAGCAGTCACGCTGCCAGGCGGGGGAGCGGTCCTGAAGCCGGGAGTGGGAGCCGGGGTCTGGATCCAGGACGGGAGGTCCATGGTCTTCCAGTTCGGCAGGGTGGACTTGGGCCACGGCTGGCCCTCGATGCCACGGGCGCCGATGAGGTAGGTGTCGCGGTAGCCTCGACGTCCCTGTGTGTCCAGGTAAGAGCGGGACCGCATGGCTTCGGCAGCGACGGAGAACGGGTCGTTCTGGGACAGGTCTTCCATGGCCGCGTCGTTCTCTGCTTTCGCAGCCTCGGCGCTCTCGCGTGCCATGTCCTCGATGCCGCCGTTGTTGAGGCTTGTGTCGATGCCGCCGGAAAGGCCGCCGAACACGTAGCCAAGCAGGGGGTCGCCGCCGCCGAAGATGGCGCCGGCCAGGTTCCCGCTCCCCCAATGCAGCGGATTCCAGTCGAACCCCATCAGGCGGCTCCTGCTAGGCCATCAGCCATCGGGTCGTATTCCCAGCGTACACTGTCAGAATGTACTCCCATTCGGGAGACGAAATCATCCGGGCGCCCTGCCGCAGCGACGGGGAGGGCGAAGGTAAGGGCGAGGGCGTCTGCCTCGTCTGGGGAGGGCTGGCCGCGCTTCTTCAGCTCGTCCTTGGTCTCCAGGGTGAGCCGGGAGTTACGGGAGAACTTGTAGACCGGGGCGGTCATCCCGGCGATTAGCTCCGGGATGTTCGGGATGCAGCCGCGGTCCTTCACCCAGGCGGCCATCTTCCACCACATCTCGGCTCGCCTGTTCTCGAAGCGCGTTGCCTCCATCGCCCGGCCACCGAACTCGATGCCCGTCGCGTCGTAGCCGAGCTGCCTCACCCGGTCCACTACGCCAGCCCCCAGACCTGTCTGGTCGACGAAGATCCTCTGGGGCTTCCACTCGATGATGGCCTGGACGACGCAGTCAGCCAGTTCCATGAGGTCCAGGTCTCGGTAGACCCGGGGCCGGTAGGACACGGGGCCCTGGCGGAGGAACAGGACGGACTGGTCATCGCCGAAGCGAGCGCAGTCGACACCGAGTACCCGGGGCTCGAAGGCGAACTCGTCCTCTCGGACGACCCGCCTTGCGGCGGTCATCGCCTCCTCGGGGCCGATGAGCTTGTCGGCCTGCGCTGGCGGGAACTTCCCGAACACGTTCACCAGTACCCAGGGGTTGTCTCGACCCCACATCTCGATTTGCTGCCTCGCCCAGTCCACCGAAATCCGCGGCGCTCGCAGCGGATCGTCCGGGTCCCCCGTGATCTCCTTCACCCACCACCGACCCCGGTCACTCGTGCAGATGCGCCAAAGAGGTCCCTCCGTTCGGGTGGGGTTTCCCGCACACCACAGCTTCGTCTCCACCCCTGTAGAAAGTGCAGCCTCCGCAGCAACGACCACCCCTTCTGGGTAGTCCGAGACCTCATCCAGCAGGAGCAGGACGTAGTCGCCGTGGATGCCGGCCATGGCGTTCGCCTGCTGGCTCTGGTCAGCGTCCTTGGCCCAGCCTCTCGCCGAGATGAACCAGGTATCCGGATGGTCCCGAGCCGAAATCCGCTGCGATGTCTGGTCGAACAGCTCTTGCAGCAACGGACTCTTGGCCCGCCACTTCGCGAACTCCGTCCACAGCCCGTCCCGCAGGTTGTCCGCCGTGATGCTGGAGCACACCACCTTCGGGTGTGGCCGCGTCAGCATGAAGTTCCAGCCGCACCAGGCCAGCACCGTCGTCTTCCCTGGCCCCTTGCACGCCTTCAGCGCCCCGCGCTGGTGCTTCGCGAACGCATCCAACACCTCAAGCTGCCAGCCGTCCGGCTCTACCTGGAACAGCTCCCGCACCATCTTCGCCGGGCTCGCTCGCCATTCGGCGAGCTTCCCCTGCGCGTTCGAGAGCGTCGTCACCTAACCCTCATCCCCGTCGACAAGGGGGTTACAACCATCCCCCGAAAGAGGTAGGGAGTCTGAAAGTTGGTTTGCGTTGGGAGGAAGGGCCCCCGGGGCGGGGCGGGCATCCATGTTCTGGGCCCCACCCCCCCTGTCCGCCTGCTGCGCGGGCGCACCCCCGTCGTGCGCATGGCCCGACTCTGTCGGGCTGCATGGCTCAGGCTGCCCGTCTGCTGCTTGAGCAGCAGGTAGGACGAGGGCATCGACGACATGCAGCTCTCTCTGCTTAGGCAGAGAGCCCATGACCAAGGCCTCAAGCGTCACCCTCTGGGTGACGTTCACCTGGGTCGAGTGTCGGCCCAGCATGTTCTCAAGCATCAAGGCTCCAGCCTTGATGACGTTCGCTCCATGCGCAGGCGGAATCTCGCAGCGCACGACGCGCATCAGCATGCGCTCGACCTCCATCGCGACCTTCTGCTTTTCCGGAGGAAAAGCAGCGGGATCGGCCCGAATGTCGAGAACCTGGTTGTGAACGCTCTCAAGAGCGTTCCACATGGCCCGTTGACCATTCGCAGCCCGAGGCCGACCAGTCGTCCCTCTGGGACGGCCAGAGCCCGGTCGACGTCCACCACGCGGCATTCGAGCCCTCGCGCACGTGAGAATCAAACAGCGTTTGATTCTCCGGCTGATTCATACAGCGGCCCTATGCTGACAGCATAGGGAGCCGGAATCAAGCGACCCGATGGTCACGTATGGCGGTAGCCATACGTGTATGGTCATTTGAGGAGCATCTACGGAGTAGATGCTGCGCCGCGTCAAGGTTGGGCTGACTCAAAACGCGGGAGCGATGCGCGACATTGAGCTACGCGCGACAACCTGACCAGCGCGCAGGCGGCGCGATTGCGTGTGTGTTTTGAGGCCAGAATCGACGCTACATAGTAGCGTCCCAAAAGGGATGCTGGACGGGGTGCCCCGGCTCTGCAAGGGTCGGCGGCGCAGCACCCCACGACGTCGCCCGGCAAGCCCGGGCAGAAAGCGAGCCGCAAATGGCCGACACGACGCAGCCCACGACCACGACGCAGACGCAGAGCACCCCCGCTCCCGTGAGCGTTCTCCTGATGGGGCGGTTTGGAACGATGCCGTCCGACAGGGCGTACCCGCTGAGCCCGGAGGGCTGGAGCGCGCTGTGGGCAGACGTCCGGGCAGAGCGCGCCACGGGCTGGAAGCCCGACACGGCGGAGCAGGCTGCCATCGACGCAGCGTACAAGGCCGGCAAGGCGGCGGGGCTGGGCAGGCAGGCGAAGGCGCCCACGTCGCCGGAGGCGAAGGCCACGACGGCGAAGGCCACGGGGCGGAGCCGCAAGGCTCGGACGGAGCGACTGCCCTCCGGGCAGCACGTGGTTCTCGGGGTCTTCCACAGCCCGGAAGGCTCGCCGGGAGCCCAGAGGGTCTACCGGCGCTGGTTCAAGACCGCGGGTGAGGCCTACGAGGCCGTGGACGTGACGCTGGAGGCCCTCCGGGCCCAGATGGACAAGGCCGGGACCAAGAGCGGCATGTTGACCATCACGGTCAAGGACTACCTGCTGAACGAGACCTGGACCATGAAGGTCCCGGTGTCGAACGAGGGGAAGGAGTCCTACTCCTTCAAGCAGGTGGCGAAGCTGGCCCCCAAGGCTCCCCCGGCGAAGCCGGCCCCGACCGTCAAGGTGGCGAAGCCCGTCGCGAAGCCCGCCCCCCGCTTCCAGCGGGCCGCGAAGCCGCAGAGCCCGAACGCGGACATCAAGAGCGCCCTGAAGGCCGCGCTCCAGGGGCTCGCCGCGACCCAGGCCGCCATCATGGCGGCGGTCAACGCCCTCTAGTCCAGAGGACTACAGCGCCGAGAGGGGCTCGATAGGGCCTCTCTCGACGCTTGTCCGGAGGACACATGCAAGCCGACACGTCCAAATGGCCCTACCGCACCTTCCCCTTCGCGAAGGAGGAGCGAACCTACGTCATCGTCTGCCCAGAGGGCTACCTGGTCACGGATGACTTCAAGAACCCCCGCGTGGAGACGTACACGAAACGCCTCTCCGAGGCGTCCAAGTGGACCGGGAGCCAGGTCCAGCGTTGGGGACCAACGCGGCTCGTGAAGGACCAGGAGGTCGACAGGAGCGCACACCTCCTCGACGCCGCTGTAGCACCAGAGGTGCTGGAATGACGCTCGGCGAAATCCTCCGCCCCGGTCATCAGTACGTCATCGTGGGCGAACGCGGCTACCTCGCGAAGGCATGGTGCAAGGCTGGAGTCACCTTCTCGGACCCCCAATCCTGGACCAGGCGCCTCTCCGAGGCCCACGTGTGGCCCTACGAAACCGTCGCCGGATGGGGCACGGGACAGAGCTACACCGGAACCGGCGACAAGCAGTACATGGTCGATGTCACCCAAGCAGCAGAGCTGCTACCTGTAGACGCAGTCGAAAACCCCAAGTCCCCGCAGAGCGGGGAAGGAGAGAAGCCGTGAGCGACGAGACGAAGAAGGTCAGCCCCATCTCCCCGAGGGAGATCAGCAAGGAGGGCCGCAAGGCCCTGAACGACGCAGGGAACGAGTCCATCCGCATCTACAAGGAGAAGGCCCGCGCCATCTTCGAGGCGGAGGGCAAGGCGGAGGCCTTCGAGGCCACCTGGCCCAACATCATCGCCTCGTGGGCGACCGCCATCGCGGCGGCCTCCGGCAAGGCCGTGACCCTCGACCTCGCCTCCGGAACCGGGCAGGGCCCGGAGGGCGCCGTCCGCGCCATCATGGGCGCCCTGGAGCAGGCCCTCGGCCAGCACGTCGACTGCAACGACCCGGAGTGCCCCGTCCACGGCAAGGGCAAGCGGGACGACGCGGAGCCGCCCCGGTTCGGCGTCGTCAAGGGTGGCAAGTCCTACCTGAACTAGCCCGGAGGGCTCCATGCCTCCCGACGAGTCTCGACTCTACGTCATCCGAGCCCTGGAGGGCTACCTCGTGAAGGTGAAGCCAGGCGGAGAGAGCACAGTCGGCTACGTCTGGACGAAGAACCTCTCCGAGGCGCAGCGGTACGAGTGGAGCCACGTCCGCATGTACATCGACCAGCCGCAGGGCGCACTGGGCAAGATCGGCACCGGGGGTCACTGGCTCCGCATCGAACAGGCACCCGACGTCCTGGAGGACGACTAGCCATGGGAACCTGGGACTGGACCAAGCCCGACCACGACTACGTTCTCGTCACCGAGAAGGGGTACTGGGTCGGGAGGGACGACAAGAAAGGCATCCACGTCTTCTCCCGCTTTCTCAAGGACGCACACCGCTGGAAGGGGGAGCACACGAAGGCATGGGGCCCGAAACTCATCAGCGACGAGACCGCTCCGCACCTGGTCGACGCCGCGATGGCTCCGGAGGAGATCCCGGGTAGCCCCCTGAAGTAGCCCAGACAGTGAAACGCTCTGCGTTCGCAGAGCGTTGCCCGGAATGGCGACCCGGGATGTGACCATCACGCCAGGGCTGGCAGAGCCAGCAAGGAGAACATCATGTCGGACCGTAACCTCGCGTTTTCCCACACGAACCGCAAGGACCGCCGCATCGCTCGGGCCGTGAAGCACGGCATGCGCGTCTCCGGAGTCCCGCTCATCTCGCCGGTCGTGAAGCAGGCCCTCCGGGCCATCCACGCCCCCACCAAGTCGACGCCGCTCCCCAAGGGCTTCGACGACCAGACGCTCGCCATCACGAGGTAGCCATGCCCCGCTACCGCAGCAACGGCCGGTTCGCTCCCACCCTCTGGTCCGTCGTCAGGGACGACGGCAAGTGGGCGACAGAGAACCCGCTCCGAAACGTGAACGCTGCGTTCACACAGGCAGAGCGAGAGCTTCGCGCCGTGATGCGCGTCGTGAAGCTCGCTCACGTCCGGCACCACCCGCTTCAGCCAGGGATCGTCTGCAACCTGTGTAAGGCCCTGGACACACTCGAAAACGTGCGGCAGAGCCGCAAGGGAAAGAGGTAGCGCCATGACCACGATGCTCGAAGACCTCCAGTCCGCCACCGCCACCGCCGCCGGTCCGCTCCAAGGGAGCGTCGTGTGGTGGGACCTCTCCGACTCCGAGACGGCCGTTTCGCTGTTCACGCAGCGCATCCGCTCCGAGGGGCTCGACGAGACGCTGCTCCCGGAGCAGCCCCCGCCGGCCCGCGCCCTCCGGGACGCCGGGCAGGAGACGCTGAAGGGCCACGGCAACAAGAAGGGCATGTACCTCCTCCGTCCCGCTGGGACGTCGGGGGACACCTACTTCTACGCCATGGTCCGGGAGGACCAAGTCTCCGCCGGAACGCTGCATCACGGGCAGTCCGCCACGTTCTCCGTCCGGCCGGACGGGATGCTGTCCGTCACCGTGCATGACCCCGCGTGCCGCAAGGATGCGGCTGCCGTCGAGGCTGCCTACCTCCGCATCCACGGCACCTACCAGTCGAGGGACATCCGGGAATTCGTGCTCCGGACGCTGAAGGCTGCCGCTGGCGTTCCGCTGCGTTCGCACGGCGGCATCTACTGGGTCCCCGCGTCCTTCCAGGACGTGGTCGAGAAGGTCAAGCGAGTCATCGACTCGCTCGGTCAGTCAGCCTTCTCGATCCTGCCCATCCACGCCACGGCCCTCGGGACGAGGGCGGTCAGCGCCGCTGCCAAGCGGCACCTGGAGGAGGAGCTGACCACGCTCAAGCAGGAGCTTGACGGGTGGTCAATGGACCTGGCGCACGGAGAGGGCCCGAGGCCCTCCACGGTCCATCGGCGGATCGAGGACTTCGTCGACCTCCGGTCGAAGGCGCACCTGTACCGCGATATCCTCTCGCTCCAGGTCGAGGACATCGAGGCCCGACTCATCGCTGCGGAGCAGCAGGCGAAGAAGATCCTCCTCGGCATCGACATCATCCGTTCGTAGCAGAGCTACGAGAAAGGAGAACGCAATGGCAAAGGCGAAGAAGCAGAAGGCCGACGTCGTCGGCCTCACCCACGAGATGCTCCACGGAGCGTACCTGGCGTTGGAGCTGCTCGACACGGCCATGGGGAGCGGCTTCCCCGACATCTACAAGCCGGTCAAGGACCGGCACCCCGAGATCGGGCCGCTCATCGACAACGCGGAGGCGGCTCTCGCCGCCCTGTACCAGGGGCTCGGCGCCGCTCTCGTCGCGGAGCAGGACAAGGAGGCCGGGCGATGACCCCCACGATCCCGCACGACGTGTTCAGCCGGTGGCTCCGCAAGCGCATCATCGGAGCAACCGTGTGGTCCGCCATCCTGGCGACCCTCGCCATCCTGAACGCGATCGGCGACCGGCCGACATGGTGGCTCGTGGTGCTCTGCTCCATCTTCGCCGGAGGCGAGCTGTTCGGCGCCATCCACGACGGGCGCGTGCTCACGATACACAAGCGCATGACGAGCATGACGCCCGAGTAGCGCAAGCATAGTAGGCGCATCATGCGACCCCTACGGTGAAACCGTACCAAACGGGGCTGTTGCAATCTGAAAACGGGTCGAGTAACGTCGCCCCGATTCGCCGCAATTCGCAGTCAACGCAGCGCAAAGCTCGGCACGACCGAGCAGAGGAGAACGAGCACATGACGAACGCTACGGTTGCGAGCATCACGAAGGTCGACTCCGCCCTCTCCGCCATCCTGGCGACCCGTAAGTACCTGAACGACCACTTCCCCCAGAGGGAGGAGCAGGTCGACGGCGTGCTCTGGGCGATCCTGTCCAGCGAGCACGTGGTGCTCCTCGGCCCCCCGGGCACGGCGAAGACGCTCGTGGCGGAGACGACGGCGCACATCTTCGGGCTCCGCCAGTACCGGACGCTGCTCTCCCGCTTCACGACCCCCCCGGAGGTGTTCGGGCCGCTCTCGCTGAAGGGCCTGGAGGCCGACGAGGTGCGGTTCCAGACGGCCCGGATGCTGCCGGAGGCGGAGCTGGCGATCATCGACGAAATCTTCAAGGCCGGGACGGCCCTGCTGAACACGCTCCTCGCCCTCATCAACGAGCGCACGTTCTACAACGGCACGCTCGGGCCGCAGCCGGCGCCGCTCCGGACGGTCATCGGGGCGTCCAACGAGATGCCGCAGGGAGAGGGCCTGGAGGCCCTGTGGGACCGCTTCCTGCTCCGCTTCGAGGTCAAGTACGTGAAGGGCAAGCAGGCCTTCCGGCAGGTCCTCGACTCCGAGTTCTCCATCCCGGAGAACGTGAAGGTCTCGAAGGCCGTGCTCGACGCCGCGGCGGCGCAGGCCATGGCGCTCCCGATCCCCGACGCGACCTACGACGCGCTGTTCGAGTGCCGTGAGGCCCTCGGCGTCGAGGGGATCGTCGTCTCCGACCGGCGCTGGAAGAAGTCCCTGAACGTCGCCAGGGCCGCCGCGTTCCTCGCCGGGAACACGGAGGTCGAGCCGCCCGACCTCCTCTGCCTGACGCACTCCCTCTGGAGGGAGCCCAAGGAGAAGGGCAAGGTCGCCAAGGTCCTGTCCCGCCTGCTCGACTCCGACATCCACACGATGACCGAGATCGTCGAGGCCGCCAGGGAGACCCTGAAGCAGTACGAGGCGTCCCCCAAGGGGGTGAAGGAGTCCGCGTCGTTCGGGAAGACCCTCCGGGCGATGAAGGAGAAGGCGGAGGCCTTCGCGAAGAAGGCGAGCACGAAGCGCCAGGGCGCCATCCAGCCGCTCGTGAAGGAGGTCACGGACACCTGGAGGCAGGTCATCCGGCTCGCCGCCGAGTCCGCCGGCCTCCCGCTGGACTAGCCGCTGTGAACGCAGAGCGTTCAAGAAAGGAGATGCCATGAAAAGGCTCGCCATGGAGGTTTCCCGCTGGTCGACGATGATCAAGCGGTGGGTGGAGGGGGACCCTCTCCCGAGGGAGAGTGACACCCCGGCTGCCAAGTGGGAAGACGAGGTCTTCTGCCGGCTGTACGACCACGAGAACCGCTGGCTCCCGGAGGAGCGGGGCGACGGCAAGTGGACCAAGTGGTCCAGGAAGTTCCACCGGATGGCGGAGCAGGTCCCGGAGTGGGCGCAGCTCGAATCGGACTGCGAAGGCAACCTGCTCCGGTCGTCGGTCTCGACGCAGTACATCTACGAGCACCTGAAGGACCTCATCGAGGAGGAGCAGAAGGACGGCGGCGGCGGGGGCGAGGGCCAGGACGGCAAGGACCTTCGCCAGAAGGTCAAGGAGGCCATCCAGGGCGCCGCCAAGGCGAGTGACGACGCCCAGGAGATGGCGGAGGCGTTCGGGCCGCAGCCTGGCTCCGCCATGGGGAACCCGACGGGCTCCCTGTCCAAGGAGCAGGTCAAGGCCTGGATGGAGACGCTCAAGAAGGCCCCGCACCTGAAGAAGCTGGCGGAGATCGCCGGCCGCTTCCGGCGGATCGCCCACAACACCCGGAAGACTCGGGTGAAGCACGCCGCGGACGAGGTCGAGGACGTCGAGATCGGGAACGACCTGTCCAAGCTGCTTCCGCAGGAAGCGCAGCGGCTCCGGGGCTCCAGGGGCAGCCGGCTCTCGTTCTTCGCCGACTACGCCTCCGGCAAGCTGATGCAGTACCGCATCGGCGGATACGACCGGAAGGGCATGGGGCCGATGATCGTGTGCATCGACAAGTCCGGCTCGATGAACGGCGACCCCGACATGTGGGCGACCTCCGTCGCCATGGCCCTCATGTCCCTCGCCCAGAAGGACCGGAGGCCCTTCGTTCTCGTCCCCTTCATGTACGGCCCGGTCAAGATGGTCCGGGTCGAGCCTGGCGAGGCGATCCCGCTCGATGACGTGCTCATCGCCGCCAACGGCGGCACGAGCATCGACAAGACGCTGAAGGCCTGCCTCGACTACATGAAGAAGGAACAGTCGGAACACGGACTGCTCCGCAAGGCCGACATCGTGCTCATCACGGACGGCGAGGACGGGACGTCCTTCGACGCGAAGGCCGAGGCCGACGCTCTCGACACCCGCATCGTCGGGATCGGGATCGGCGTTCCCGCCGGAGCCCTGAATGCCTGGGCTCACGAGTCCGCCGGGGTCGAGAACCTCCAGAACGTCGATGACGACATCGCCCAGATGATCTTCGCAGAGAAGGTGTAGCCATGACTCCCCTCTACGGGGATCCTGGCTGCCCACACTGTCGGTTCCTCGACACGTTCGGCGGAGCCGACTGGTATCTCTGCACCGGCGGTCACACTCCCCAGATCGTCTCGCATTGGAGCAGGGAGCCCCACGACGTTCAGTCGTTCACGCTGAATCACCCGCCATCCGGCGGGCTCTGGAAGCGTGCGTATCTGCTCGCAAAAGACCGGGGCATGATCCCGGAGAAAGGTTCGCCATGAGTGACGACACGAAGACCAAGAAGGCTCTGCCTCCGCTCACGACCAAGCCGCTGGAGGTGCCGGAGGACGACCTCGACGCCGCGCTCGACCTCATGCCCGAGCTGAAGAACGCGCTCGCCACGAACGCGGAGATCCGGGATGCCTTCGAGGCCTACAAGGGCAAGGGGGCCAACGTCGTGAAGACGCTGGCGATGATCGCTCTGAACGCGATGACGGCCGCGCTCCCTGCTCCGAAGGACAAGGAGCAGGCGCCGGCCGCCATCCTGACGCACGCCATCGGAGCCCTGGCTGCGGCGAACATCCTGACCCAGATGTTCCAGTCCCTCATGCCGGAGGCCCTGGGAAAGGACCCCGTGCTCTATCAGCTCATGTCCTTCATCGCCGGCAAGGAGGGCTCGAAAACGTGGAAGGAGCTGCACGCGCAGCTCACCGAGACGGAGGACATGCTGAAGGACATCAAGGAGGCGATCTATGGCCCGACCGGCAAGCCGCCCGCTGCCTAGACTCCTTCGCAACGAGGCCCGCCTCTGGCTCTACGGAGAGACGGCCGACATCGTGCCGGACACCCTGTCCGGCCTCGGGATCGGCTTTGCCCTGCGTAAGCAGGGCTGGCCTCTCGTGATCGACCTGTCTCCCGATCGCGCGGTCGTCGTCACCCGGCTGGCCTCGGCCCTGAGCATCGAGATCCGCGAAGGAGCGGAAGCCCCGACCGATCCTCCGCGGCATCCCGGCATCCGGCCGGACCTGTGTTTCTCGCAGAGCGTGAAGACGAAGGCTCCCGACAAGGCGCGCAATCTTCAGGAGAGGCTCGCGTGCGGGGCATACCCGGAGTTTCAGGCCTGGGAAAAAGAACGAGGCGCGAAGGACTGCGAGGCGCGTTGCTCCGAGGGGAATTGGGGCTGCACCCTGCCGGCCAACCACCAGGGCGACCACGTCGCTGGCTGCGGGGGCCATCCGGCTGCGAGGTGGGCGAACGAGAGGGACAAGTGATCCTCTACGTCACCAGGCGGAAGACGACGGCGGAGGCGGGGTCCCTCTCCGACGCTCTGTTCGCCCTCGGGATCCCGCACAAAGTGCTCCGCAAGCGGCTGCCGCACACGGTCCAAATCGCCGACGAGCACGAGGGCCTCTGCCAGAGGCTCGCCCTCGACCTGGGGATTTCTCTGTCAACGGAGCCGATTGACCCGGAGATCCGGCCCGACCTGCACTTCGTGGGCAAGTCCTACCGCGATATGGAGCCTCGGGATGAGGTCGAGGAAGACTCCCTGTTCGGCAAGGTCAAGGGTGCCGTCTGCAACGTCACGTGCGACACGACTAGCTGGGTCTGCACGAGGGAGAAGAATCACCGCGGCGACCATGTCGCCGGGAACCGGACGCACATCGTAGCCCGCTGGGCTGGGGGAAAGGAGGCTGCCAAGTGATTCACATTGCGTTGACAAGTAAGCGCAGTCTCTCTCCTGCCGTGGACGTCGAGGTGATCCTCGACGGGCTCGGGTACGAGGTCGCGGCGACGCAGCCGAACCTGCTCGTGGTCGACACGGAGGAGGCCGCAGACGCGGCGATCCGGTGCGCCCTCAATCTTGGGCACGTGGCGCGCGCCCTCACTCCGGAGGAGCCGCTCCCGGAAGACTCCTATGTCTGCCGGAGCCGCGTCTCGAAGAAGTATTTCCTCCTGGGTGTGAAAAGAGACGGAAACGGAAGCTGGGGGCCGAAAGACCCGCGCAAGAGCTACGTCGCTCCGCTGGCCTGGTGGAAGAAGGTGATGACAGAGGTGTGGCAGAACCAGGATTTTATCGCGAACGCGGAGCTGGTGCCGTTGGATGCTGCGCTGGCAGAGAGCCAGCCGCGAAAGGAGCAGGCATGACCAAAAGACCGCAGGGCGCAGTCACGTACAAGGTGTTCTACCGTGACGCGGATCCGGATCACGGCAACAGCCACGAGCACATCGCCGATGCGCTCCAGGGGCTCGGGATCTGGGCGAAGGCAGACGACAACCGCGGGAATGCGGTCGGAGACCTCACCGTCGGCCCGGAGCACATCGCCGCAGCGAGGGCCGTCGCGACCAGCATGAGACTCCGTCTCTGGGCGCGACACGACCCGGGGCCGAAGGGCGAGGAAGGGGACACGCACGGCTGGCGCCCGTGTCCGAAGTGCGGCGGCTGCCCGAGCGGCTTCTGCGAGTGCGACTGCAACGGCACCCGGAAGGTGAAGGCCACGCTTCACGTGAAGCTCCGCGACATCGTGGACCGCCGTCGCAACCTGAAGGTGAAGCGAGCGAAGCTCCCCCGCAGGAAGGAGGTCGCATGACGAACCCCGACGATCCGCAGGTCTACTACGACACGCTGCAAAAGCTGGCGAAAAAGATCGAGGCGGAGCCAAGCAACGACGCCGCTGCGATGTTCGCCGCGACGGCGATGGCTGCGCTCTGGGTGACGCTCGACACGCTCATCAAGATGGGCCACCCGCTGCCCAAGGAGTGGAACTTGGGCACGGGGGGCACGGAAGGAGGTGGCTCCAATGGCGGTGGACCGCAGGCTCCATAAGCTGGCCCTGAAGGCGCTCCGCGAGTCGCTCCGGGGGCTCAACATGACGACGCGCGTTTGCTCGGAGTGCGGCCTCACCGTCTACGAGAACCGCGACGAGCAGAAGATGTACGTCGAGACGCTGGCGATGATCCGCAAGCTGAATGCTTGGGTCGCGAATCCCAAGCACGGAGGTGAGCATGAAAAGAAAGGGGAAGCGCATGGGCACACCACTGAAGCTGGCAACGGAGGAAGCGACCCCGATCACGGATGACCTCTCCCGAAACTGGGGGGAGATCGCAAGCGCCATGAAGGACATGGCCGCCTACTACGGATACGAGGGAGAGATGCCGGAGCATGTCATCGCCGCCCTCGGTGACGACAAGGGAGCGACTCCGGTCGACCACCGGAAGCGAGTGCTCCAGAAGCTACACATCTGGCTCCTCGTGAAGTGGGCGAAGGGCGAGATCCCCGGGCCGGCTACCGCAGCGAACCTGGAGATCCGAGCGAAGAAGGCCGAGTCCGCAGCCGAGTGGTTCAAGAAGATGCACCAGAAGGAGTCCGCCGCGAAGCAGGCTGCGAAGGCAGCCGAGATCCGCAAGACGAAGCCGACCGCCGCCGCCGACAAGCGGTGGTGGTAGCGAAAGGAGACCACCATGGCAGAGCACATGGAGATCACGATGAAGCTGAACGACGACAAGGGGATGTGGGTCCTGACGTGTCGGTGGCGGGGGCAGCTTGCCTTCGCCATGGCGCACCCGGACAAGGAGCACGTCCGGCCGTTCTTCGACCTGCTCACGAGGGCGGAGGAGCAGGGACCGTCGGCCCTGGTCGGCGCGATCATGGGCATCCGCAAGGCCGCGGAGTCCGTCGGAGCCAGCGTCGCGGAGGGGAACACCGCCGAGGGCGCCGCCATGGCAAAGCTGATCGGAGAGGGGTAGCCATGCGCGACTTCCTCACGGGCGTGCTCTGCATCTTCATCCCGGCCGCGCTGCTCTACCAGATCCTCACCGGACAGTCGGTCAAGGCCGCGCTTCTACTCGTGTCCTGGCCGATCCTCGTCCTCGTGCTCGTGTTCCTGGAGAGGGGGACCCATGGCAAGGTTCCGCCTCGATAACTGGAAGCGATGGAGGGGCAACTGCTACGAGGCCGCCTTCGCGTTCCAGAGCAGGCACCCCAAGGCCATGCTCGTACACGGTATGCCCGTCGGACGCGGCAAGGAGAACGCGGGCCAGCGTTTCGGGCACGCCTGGTGCGAGATGGACGGGCAGGTGTACGACATCACGCTTCCCGGCGGCACGCGCGGGATGCACCCGCTCCTCTACTATGCTCTCGGCGACCTCGTTTACGAGAAGCATACGTGGCGCTACGACCGCGAACGTGCCTGCGTAATGGCGCTGCGCTTCGGCCACTACGGACCGTGGGAGGGGCCTGAAGCCGAGCCCCCGCTGCGTTCGCAGCCGACACGGAAGGCCCGCCGAAAGGGCCGAAAAGCCTCCCCCGTCTAGCTTCGCTAGACCCAAAAAGGTCTATTGCATTTCGGAATGGCGGCGATAAGCTGGCCGGCATCGCATTAGCACACCCGAAAGGAGATCGCTACATGGGCATGACAGGTCGCACCACCAGCCCCTACGTGCTGGAGCGCATCAAGGCGTTTCAGGAGAAGGCGCGCATCGTGAAGAAGATGCTCGGGAACAAGGCCCTTGCGGCGCAGGACTACGCGGCCGTGAAGGAGGAGGTGAACGACAAGCTGCGGGCCATGGAGCTGGGGGACGTGAGCGACACGTGGCTGCGGATGGCGCGCCACGAGGCGCGCAGGGAGCACGGGCTCCCGAGCGACGCGCTCGACAGCCCGGAGAACAACGAGGCGCTGCGCTACAAGACCGCGCTCGACATCGCGAGAGAGCGCCACGGGGACGTGACGCAGAGCGACCTCCAGGCGGCCGTCCGCGAGCGGCTCGGAGGCGGCCGGTCGATCGGGTCCAGTACCGCCACGAAGGCGATCCGCCAGGTGCAGAAGGAGATCGTCCGGTCGACCCGGACGACGCCGGCGAACGGAGCCCCGGCGCAGGAGGCCCGCGCCGTGCTGGACGACCTCGCCAAGAGGGCAGCCGGCTTGCTCTCGGCGGACGCCGAGGCGGCGCTGGGGCTCGCGGCGGAGGCCTTGCACCGCGAGGGCATCATCACGCTCACCCTCTCCATCAACCCCGACGGCAAGGCGAGCTACATCGCTGAGAAGCGGACCATTTCCGAGGTCAAGGGCAGCATCTAACGAAAGGAGCTACTCGATGGCGTACACGATGAAGGCTCGGCTGGCGGCTCTGGCGAAGGCGCGGGCGGCCCGGTGGCCGAAGCACAAGGACGACGGACAGGCAGCTCCGGCTCCGTCTGCCCCGGAGCCCCCCGAGGGGGTCTACACCCCGAAGCCTTCCGCCTACTTCGACAGGTTCGTGGAGCAGTGGCACGAAATCACGAGGAAGGAGACGGCAAGCCACTTCGACTACTTCCGCCTGCTTTCGCAGTGGCTCAAGACGGCGCCCGCTGGCACCGGGGCACGGCTCTCCAGAACCCTCGGGTACAACCCGCAGTGGGCCAGCAACAACATCCGGCCCATCAGGATTTTCGGCGAGACGGCCTGCCGCGACCTCGCCCTCAAGCACGGCTGGTCCTGGGGCGACATGCGCCTGCTCTCCGCCTGCCCTCGGGACCGCACGCTCCTCCTCGAACGCGCCCTGCGAGGCGAGGACCGCCGCAACGTCATGGCGGCGGTCCTGTCTACGTTCGCAGGAGGACGGGTCGCCACGCCACAGGCGCGGCGGGTCTTCCTGCGAATGATCGACAAGGCGTCCCCGACGCAGATCGTGAAGTGGATGACGGAGTACGTGTCGTCCTGCGCTCCGGCGAGGGCCGCCTCGATCCTCCGAGGCCTGACGATCCTGACGTCGGGAGGGCCAGGGAGGTCGGCATGAGCCAGCGAATGGTGCAGGAGATCCAGGCCGCACGGCAGCACGTCGACAAGGGGCTCATCGAGTACCTGGCCGGCAACCGACGGAGGGCGATGGACCAGATCGCCCGAGCGGAGGCCATCCTGTCCGGCCTCAAGCACGCCCTAAAGTCCCAGGTCGGAAAGGGGAGAGCGAATGGAGCCTAAAGATAAGACCGCGCCCCGCGAGACGGGGACGCCCAATGCGACCGCATGGCAGAAGGCGTGCGGCGGGTCCGTCGTCGCGTTGCCCGACGGGTATCGCCTGGGAGTGACGGCCAAGACGAGGCGCGACCCTATGGCCCGCTACGCCTCTCAGGAATTCATCCCGGTGATTCCTGAGCGTTGGCTCTGGACGGTCGAGAAATGGCCGGGCCCTGTCGTGATTGCGCAGGGCGAGGCGGAGACTGTTCCCGCCGCGAAGGCCGCGGCCGAAGCGGCATGGTCCCGGGCGCCCCGCGAGACGGGGACGACGCCCGCGGAGCGCGAGGCCCGCTCGTCGGTTCGCCTTGACGGGGAGACTCACTGCGTCGATGCCCCGGGGCCGGGCGACTTCGCCGCGAGGCTCGATGCATTCGCGAAGGAGGAGCGCACCGACGCCCGACTCGCGCACATGGGCTACGAGTCCACGCCGAGCTACGGGACCGCCCGTGCCGCGGTCCTCGCGGAGTACGAGAGGGTCGCGGAGACGCTGCGCCTGACGCGGGACGGGGCCGACTTCCTTGTCGATGCCGAGGAGAAGCGCCAAGAGGCGGAGGCCCTACTGCGCGTCGCCCGGTCGCAGCGCGACACCCTCGAAGCCGCCCTCGCTGCCGAGCACGCGCGCGCCGAGGAGGCCCGCGCCGCGCTCCGGGAGGCCGCCGAGGGCCTGGACCTCGCCGCCCGATGGCTGCACCTCTCGGGAGCCCCGCACTCAGCCACCACGACCGAACTCGCCGCAGACCGGGCTCGTCGCCTGGCCGCCTCCCCCGGCGCGGACGACGGAGCAGAGAAGGAGAAAGCATGAGCGACCGCAAGCCGAGGATCTTCGCGTTCGTGAACGGCGGCATCCCGGGCCTGCTTCACGTCGTCGCGCTCGCGGAGGACGGGTCCTGCCTCGCGGGGCACGGATCGTCCAACGTCGAGTGGGCGCGCCACGACATCGGGATCGGGTCGGACTGGAAGCACGACCTATACGCCGCGCACTACCCGGCCGGCTACGAGGTGGAGTGGGTGGACGATCCGCCGTCGCACCCCGAGTGCGCAGCGGCCATCGCGAAGGCGAACGCCGGGCCCCTCGCGGACGGGACGAAGGGAGAGACGACGCCGTGATCAACGTGCTCGAAGAAACGTGCCGGGACCTCCGCGCCCGCCTCGCCGCCGCAGAGCGCTCCGTCGAGGCCCTCCGTGGAGTCGAGGCGCTGCTACAGGACCAGATCGACAAGCGCACCGCAGCCCTGGGGGCGCTCCGCGAGAGGGTCCGCGCGCTGGCCGAGGAGTGGGAGCGGCTCGAACGCGAGTACCGCGGCCTGTACGAGCGGTGCATGGCGAAGGGGGACGAGACGGCGGTGGACTCGGGCCGGGACGCTCGCAAGCGCGAGAAGATCCACCGGGACCATGCCGCCGCGCTCCGGGGCCTCCTCGCCTCGGGGTCGGACGAAGGAAGGGAGGGGACATGAGCCGGACGCGCAAGGGGGCGAAGGGCCCAGGGTACGAGGTCCCCCGCAAGCGCGAGGGGAAGCGGGGGTGGAGAGATCCCGGCCCCGTCGCCAAGCGGAAGGCCCACCGCTACGAGCGAGAGCAAGGGAAGGAGGCCGCACGTGAGCCAGGGGCGACGAACGAAGACGGAACACGCAGGAGCCAAGAACGGCGGCGGCTACTGGGGACACCGTGCGGAGGCGAAAACCGTTAGCCGGCGCCTCCGGCGTCGCCGAGATCGCCAGGCAGTGGACGAACAGGTCAAGGAAACCACCGAGCCGAAGGACCAGACGAAGGACTACGACCGGATCATCGGGATGCTGGAGGCAGACACCGAGCCGACCATCACGCTCGATGAGGCCGACTATCGCAGGTACGTCCAGGACGAGTGGGACTGGACGAGCCAGTGGAAGACGACGAACGCGGCCTACGGCGTGGAGGACGAATGAGCCAGAAGGCCACCGCGTTCGACCGATTCGAGCGAGCGATGCGCGACCTTGTGCGCGTGCTCGATGACGCGCAGGCGAAGGGCGACATCAAGGACGACAGCCCAGAGGGCCGGCTTCGCCGGGACCTCAAGATGGCGCTGATGATCTACGACGACGCGGAGGCCAGGAAGGGAGAGGGCAATGAGTGACAAAAGCCGGCAGCGCGCATGGCTGGAAGCCCGGAAGACGCTCATCACCGCAACCGACCTGCCGTCGATCCTGCGGCTGCCAGGCGCCTACTCCTCGCCGATGGGCGTGTACCTCGACAAGACTGCGCCCGTCACGGGCGACGACGACGTGCCCGACTACGTGAAGTGGGGGGCCCGAATCCAGCCGGCGATCATCGCTGGGTACGCAGAGCAGACCGGCCATGACGTAGACATGGCTGACCCGTACTTCGTGACCACGGCCAAGCCGTACCCCCTTCTGGGGGCGAGTCTCGACGCTCGCTGGAAGAACGACGACCAGCGGCCGGTGGAGGCGAAGAACGTCGGCTTCAAGAACCAGATGGAGTGGGGCGAGGGCGGCTCCTCCGACGTGCCGCAGCGGTTCTACGTGCAGGTCATGGCGCAGATGATGGTGACGGGCACCCGCGTCGCCGAGCTGGCTGCCCTGTTCGGCGGACGGAAGATGGACGTGTTCCGCATCGAGTACGACCCGGAAGTCGCCGCCGGCCTCTACGAGGCAGCCCGACGCTTCTGGAACGACCACGTCTACAACGACGTCCCGCCCCCCGTGGACGGCTCCGACGAGTGGAGTAGGTATCTCGCAAACCGGAAGCAGGCGACCGAGAAGATCCTGACTGCGGACGCAGGGCTCTCGGTCTACGCCGGGAGGCTCGCTCGGATCCGGCGCATCCAGGCGAAGCTGGACGCCCAGGAGGCCGAGGCGGTCAACAAGATCAAGGAGGCCATCGGGGAGAACAGCGGCATCGCCGGCACGGACTGGCGGGGCGATCCGTGGCAGGCGACCTACAAGCAGGCGAAGGACACCGCCCGGTTCGACTGGGAGGGGATGACGCGACGGCTCTGGGCCATCTACGGCACTCCCGCGAACGACCAGGGGACGATGATGTCGAGCTTCCAGCTCACCAAGCCCGGCTCCCGCCGCTTCCTGTTCAAGATGCTAGACAAGAAGAAGACACCCACGACATAGGAGGCACCATGAAGGATGGTCGAGCGATCACAGGCGAGGAGTTTGTCCTCGTGTGGCAGTCGTCGAAGTCGGTCTCGGAGGTCGCGAAGCGAACGGGGATGACGGTGAAGGCCGCGTCGGTCAGGGCCAGCAACTACCGCAAGAAGAAGGTGCCGTTGAAGCTGATGAACGGGGACCGCGCCATGCCGCACAACGACTGGGAAAAGCTGGCGAAGCTGGCGAGGAAGCTAGCAGAGGATGCCGCGGCCGACGCGGCCTTCAAGGCGAGGAAGCAGGGATGAGCGACGGCATTCTCATCACAGCCATCGAGCCCATCCGTGACGGCTTCGTCATCAAGTGGGCCGCCAAGGGTGTCGGTTTCGGCGAGCTGACCGTGTGGATGAACGACGACCAGACGATCCATCTGGACGCCGAGTACATGAGCGACGAATTCGTCATGCGGGTCTTCAAGACCCTTCTCACGCAGAAGAAGGAGGAGAGCAAGTGAGCGATCAGCCGAAGGACCCGAGGGACACGACCGGCCAGCCTACGCAGGCCATCACCACGGTGGCCTCCGGGCCGCCCATCGCCCTGTCGCTGGAGACGGTGCAGGGCTTCGAGGCGCTCCAGCGGGCAGCGAGGCTGTTCGCGTCGAGCGACCTCGTCCCGAAGGACTACAAGAACAACATCCCCAACTGCACCATCGCCCTGACGGTCGCGCTGCGCATGAAGGCCGATCCGCTGATGGTCTTCCAGAACCTCAACATCATCCACGGCAAGCCGGGGTGGTCGAGCGCGTTCCTCATCGCCTCCGTGAACACGGGGGGCCGCTTCTCGCCCCTGCGATTCGAGTTCGTGGGCACGCCGGGCAAGGACGACTGGGGGTGCCGCGCCTACGCGACCGACCTGCGGTCGAAGGAGCGGCTCGACGGCACGACCATCACCATCGACATGGCGAAGCGGGAGGGCTGGGTCGGGCGCGCGGGATCCAAGTGGCTGACCATGCCCGAGCAGATGCTCCGCTACCGCGCTGCGTCCTGGTGGATCCGCACCTACGCCCCCGAGATGTCCATGGGCTTCCTCACCCGCGACGAGATCGAGGACGCGGGCCTCGACGTGGCCGCCTCCGCGCACGGCGCGATGGAGGCCCATGACGCGATGCTCAAGCGCATGAATGAACCCGGGCAGAAGGAGGCGGTGCAGGCTGCGTTCGCCGCTACCCCACAGGCCATGGGCGAGGCCGCCGTCAAGGCTGCGAACGCAGTCATCGAGACGCCTCGAACGCCGCCCCAGGCTTCGCCTGAACCCCCTCCCCCTGCGAAGACAGGCCGTGGGAAGAAGACGCCGGAGACGATTGCCGCGGTGCGTCAGCGTCTTGCCGAAGCTGGGGTGATTCCGCCCGAGCCGGTGCAGCAGCCTTCGCTTGCGCTCGAAGACGAGCCCGAGCCGGGCACGGACGGCTGACATGCGAGGGCAGCGTTTGCTGCCCTTCCTGCACAAGTGGGACTCGTCCCGATACGCTCCGGCGTACCTGCGGGCGGGTCCCCCGGAGAGGATGGTGCAGCAGGCCATCCTCGCCGTGCTTCCGTACCTCGGCGTCTTCGCCTTCCCGATCGACGCGGGAGCGAAGGCGCTCCGGGGCCGCGCCTTCGGTGCGCTCCGTGCCGCTAACTTGGGCACGAGTGCGCTCGCAGGACGGACGGGAGCCGCAGAGAAGGGCGTCTCCGACATCATCGGCGTTCGCAAGGATGGCCGCGCCGTGTTCATCGAAGTGAAGAAGCCAGCCCTCCTCGACATCTACGGCAAGGTGCTGGAACCACCCGGGAAACCGTCGAAGGCGCAGCTCGACTTCCTCTTGACGGGTCACTTGCACAATGCAATAGTCGGCGTCGCCTGGAGCACGAGCGACGTGGATTTCATTTTGGGAGACTCCCGTGGCATGTAAGGGCTGCAACACCGGGAACACCGCGCTGTGCGATGAACACTGCGGGTGCCTGTGCCACAAGATGGACCGGATGGCGAAGGGCCAAGCCAGGCTGGAGGCCATGTATCCGAAGATGTACGCGACGACGACCGCAGCGACGGCGAGCACGTACCTCCCGATCCCCGGGCAGTGGACCGTCACGGGCATCTCGGGGAGCAGCATAACCGTCGGCGAAGTCATAAACATCGACGCGGCGGTGGCGCTCAAGAACCTGCACTCGAAGGTATGCCCGGAACGAGCGAGCGACGGAGTAGGTCGCACATACGATCAATGCGCGCAGGACATACTCGACGTCATCGAGGGGCTCCGAGACATCAACGACATGCTGATGGCGGAACTGAAAGCGAGGGATGAATGAGTGAGGTGCGGGCGTGGAAGGTGACGATGAAGGCGGACGAGATGGTCTGGACGAAGATCGTCCACTGCGAGGAGAGGGATCTCGACGAGGCGCTGAACGAGGAGGCGATCCGCTACTGCCAGGAGACCGGGAGCCCGGTCGTTCTGGAAGCGTGGGCAGAGCCGGCTACGACCAAGGTCGTCCAGCTCTCGTGGTGGGGACGCTTCAAGCTGTGGTGGTACGACTTCTGGACGGAGGAGGCGTGATGGCGACGAAGAAGCTGTTCAAGGTGACGATGCGCGAGGCCAACAACAAGAGCTGCACCCGCGAGGTTCACGTCGTTGCCGACAGCATGGACAGGGCTGGTCGGCGGGCGAAGCACCACAACCCGCACGGCCTGTGGAGCCCACAGGTCATCGCTGTCGAGCTACTCGACGCCTTGGTGCTGTAATGGCCGGCTACATCCAGACGGCGAAGTCCCAGGACTGGGGTACTCCGTACCCGATCGTCGAGCACGTCTACGGTGTGTTCGGAGGGACGATCGACCTCGATCCCTGCGGCAACCCGGGGCGGCTCCTGCCGGGCGTCGACCTGACCATCCTGTTCCGGAGCGGCAAGCCGGAGCGCGTGGGCGTCATCTACGACGACGGGCTTCAGCGGCGATGGACCGGGAACGTCTACTGCAACCCGCCCTACGGCCCGCCGCTGGATGACTGGCTCGCGAAGATGGCGGCGGAGGGCACGAACGGAGCGAACGTCATCGGGCTCCTGCCGGTCGCGACGAGCCGCAAGGCCTGGCAGCACTACGTGCCGCTGGCGCATTCGGTCTGCTTCATCAAGGGGCGCCTGCGCTTCGAGGGCGCTCCGAGCAGCGCAGGGTTCTCGTCGGCCATGGTGCTCTGGAGCGACGACGAGAAGATCCAAGCCCGGTTCCGTAGCGAAGGGCTGAAGCTGGGCCACGTGATGTTGAACCCGTAGGAGGACGCCATGAGGAAGCGGAATCCAGGACGAGCCGAAGGACTGCACCCCCTCTACCAGGAGACGTGGACTGCACTACTCGATGAGCTGGACGACGCCACCGAGGTATCGGTGGCCGACTACCACGACTCACTCGAAAGGATGATCGAGGAGCTGGAATCGCGACGCGATGCGGCGAAGGCCGACCTCGACGCAGACGAGAAGCGGAACAGGGGGGACTGGTGAAAAACCCGAACAAGGTCTGCGAACGCTGCCATCTTCCCCGGAGCGACGGGCATCGGCACTGCGGGGACTGCGGCGCGACGATGCTCAAGGGCGTCGCCACGAAGCACCAGGAAGGGTGCGTCAAGAGCTGGCATCCGAAGCCAGGACAGGTCTGCCCGAGGTGCAAGAAGCTACTGGCAGCGGGAGCACACTGTCCTGTTCACGGAGATCCGATGCCGAAGGAGGCGGCGTGAAGGACGACTTCGACACGATGGGACTCGTGCGCCACGGCCACTGGCTTCTGTGGGGATACCAGGCCGGGAGACTGCGGTGGGCTCCTCACTGGCTGCGCAAGGGGATCGTCGTCGCCTGGAACCACATCGCCTGCCGCATCTGGGGGCACGAGACGTTCGGGCCGATCTACGAGGACGACATCCCTGGGATGCGCGTCAAGGCCAAGCCGAAGACCTGTATGCATTGCTCCAAGGTGTTCCCGGAGGAGGTCGAATGAACCCAGCCCTGCTCGTGGTCCTGGCTGTCTTCAACGTGGTGTTCTTGCTCATCATCTTGAGGCGGCGATGAAGGCCAACATCATCGGGTGGGCGGTGTTCGTACTCGTCATCTTACTGCTGACCGCAGCCGAACACTTCGTCCCCCAGAAGGTAGTCCACGAGTGGAAGTCGACTCAGGTGCAGTGTCCTCCATGTGCCTGCCCTGAGTGTCTCCCTCCGGTACCTGCTCCGAAGGAGGAGCCATGACTCGGGCCTCTCGTGAGCCGGGACACGGGAAGGACTAGGTGAATCCTCATCCCTCGTCGTTGCCCACCCGAACCACCGCACGTGAACGGGCACGTCCCGTAGGGGATCGGAAGGCATTATCTGCGTTTCACAAAAAGTCCTGTCAAGGGCGTTGCGGTAGTATTTTCTAACCCTCTGAGGTACAAAGAAAATCCGTTCCGGTCCACTTTCGTGGCGAAAGGGGTAGTCCCAATGGGAAAGCGCATGAAGAAGGCGCCCGAGGCGAAGCTGACGCATCCTCTGGCGAAGAAGCGGAAGAAGGCGGGCATCTCGCGGCTCCTGATGGCTCGGGAGCTGGGCGTGTCGTACACGACGCTGTGGCGCTGGGAATGCGGGCTTACGGATCCGCCTCCTTACGCAGAGCGTTCCTGGAGGGGCGCGCTGACGGAGCTGGTCGATGCCTGACATGGTGCGTCAGCTAGAGGTCGTTCGTGACGTCCACGCGCGGGGGCTCATCCAGGGAGTCGCGGTGCTGAAGGCGCTCATGGAGCTGAAGCCCCTGTGCCGGACGTCGGAGTACCCGACGCAACCGCTGGATGGCGCTATCGAAACCGCTCTGGAGGAAGCGGTGAACGAGGCGCTCCTGTGGAAGACTTCCGTCGCGGCGCAGCGTCGCGCCATGGCGGAGCCCCCGAAGTAGTACACTCGCTCGGTGCTATGCCGAGCGTGTGGTGGCAGCGGCGGCGATGGGGTCTGGGGCGATGACTGCCCACTCTGCAAAGGGAGAGGTCTTGTTCCAGATCCGCTTCCCCAAGCCCAGTCGAGCAGAACGCAGGAAGCACAAGAGACAGCGTCTCATCGAGCGGAAAGAGACGTGGTCTCAGGTGCGCGGGGACGTGCTACGCCGGGCTGACGGGCGCTGCGAGAATCCGGACTGCATGGCCGACCTGCATCGCTACGGCGTTGCGGTCGACCACTGGCTGGGCGGCTACGGCAGGAGGACGCAGAAGCAGTCGGTCCAGTCCTGTTGGGCGCTCTGCGTTCGCTGCAACGACCAGCGGACCATGAACGAGCCGTCCGCCTCCGTCTGGAACCAGCGGTTCTCCGTCCACTGCCACCGATACCAGTACGAGTTCGTCCCGCACATCATCAACGATCCCTTCTGCGACGACGCTCCCGCCGGTACGTGTCGTCCTCCCGCTTCTCGTGGTCCCTGAAGGCCTGCTGCATCGCCTCACTCCAGCGTCGGTCTTGCTCGGCGTTGAGCCGGACGATCATCTCGGAGATGCCGTTGGAGAGGGCGGCCTTGATGACGGCCGGCACCCTTTCGTCCACGACGTGCGCGATGAAGTCCTTGGCGGCCTTGCGTGTTTCGATGACCAGCCTCGCCAGTCGGTAGATCCCCCAAATGAAGGCCGACACGATGAGGATGGCGACGAAGAAGTGCTCAGACAGGTTCGCTCGAAGGAAGTCGATCATGGGCGGCTACCCCGGGGGATGGTCGTCCGGATCGAGGCCCTGTCCCACATTGTCGCCCCACTTGGAGTCGGGGACGTCGGGCACATCCGGCATCTTGGGTGGCGGGCCAGGGTCGGTCGGCTTCGGTAGCCTGGGCCCGTAGACCTTCAGGACTGCGAACACAGCGACAAGCAGCAAGGCGGCCAGGATGCCGTACCAGCCAGAGGCCAGCAGCATCCTGACCGCCTCGGATAGCGCCTGTTCGAGGCTGCTCACGGAACGGGCGGCGTGTTCGTGGCGGGGTTGCCGCTGGTCGAGGCAGCACCCTTCGCCATGATGAAGCCGATGCCGAGGAGCACCGCCTCCGCCGTGACCTTCCAGTCCACGACCGTGAGCGGGTCTCCGTCCACGACCGCCTTGCCAGCGTCCACGAGGGCCCCGAGGATGGTCAGCACCCCCAGGATGGTCAGGTTCCTCGATGTGGACAGCTTCTTGATGAAGTCGAGCATTCCTCCTCCTCCTTCCGAGTCACTCTACGCTACGTTCACAGCCGCTTCGACCCCTGACACGACTTCCAAGTCGTGGTCCTCGCTCTCCCACATCTTGATCCGGACGGGTCGCGGCAGAATGATGCAGCCGTGCGAGGCGGACCCGGGAACCGAGATCGAGTCCCCGTGAATCAGGAACCCCGACCTCCCGTGAGTTACTGTTCCTGCCTGCGGAAGCAGCCGAATACAAAATGGACCTCTCCGGGTGTCGAAGAAGACCTTGGTCATCTTCCACAGGCCCTTGGGGATGGGCCCGATGTTCTTGGTGTCATCGAGGCGCGGGTCGTTCTGGCCTTCGCCCGGCTCGGGGACGCCATCCCCGTCGTCGTAGCCCGAGTAGCCACGAGCCATGTGCTCGCCGTTCCAGAGCAGCTCCCCGGTCTTCTGGTTGTAGGTCCACATTGCGTTCACAGGCCGAGACGTTCGAGTACCGCCGCCTCGTCCTCGTAGACCGTCCCGTAACAGTAGAGGTCGATGACGTTCGACACCTCCACGAGCCGGTCGCCGGGGGTCGTCGCGTGTAGCTCGGGAGAGCCCAGGCGGATCGCGTTGTAGAGCACGCGCAGCCGCGCGCGGTCCACGTCGTTGAGCCCGTACCGGGCGCAGACGTCCTCCTCGCGCACCTTGCCGAAGATCCACTCTTGGAGGAGGGCGATGAACAGGGTGGGACGGCTTTCGATCTTCTTCAGCAATGAGGTGTTCGCCATGAGCTACTCCTGGGACAGGATGGAGAGACGCTGCGCGTATCCAGGATATGTCCCAAATCCGAGCGAGCGACTGGTAATAGCGAGGCGGTACTTTCTGTCCTGGGCAACCTGCGCCATGTCCGTGAACGTGCCGCTGACCGAAGCGGCAGTCTCGATGAGCCAGTAGCCGCCGGTCTCCGGGTCCACGTCGACCGTCTTGGTCTGCGAGCCCGCGACAGTCGGCGTCGCCACCGTCGCGTAGGCGCCAGCGTTGATAGACCGCTCCAGCGTGAGGGTGTAGTTCGCGGCGTAGGTCGTGTCGACCCCGGAAGCCGGGTAGTAAGTATGCCCCCCGCTCGCCACGAACGAGTAGTTGATGGTGATGATCCCGCCGTTCGATCCGAACGGCCCCATCTCCACGTAGGCCGTCGCCGACGAGTCGCTCGTCTGCGCACTCGTGGACATCGTCCCGACGAGCATCGTGCCCCGGAAGTAAGCGTCGCCATCAGCTCGGAGGTACTGGATAGCATTCGCCTCCGAACACAGCGAAAGCGAGACGGCCGGCGGCGAGCCGGTCAGGATCCCTGCTCGCATCCCGAACCACTCGACGAACTGGCTGCCCGTGCCGAACCCCGTGCCGATGGCCCGGACGACCTGGCCGTTGTCGAGCACGATGCGCCCGGCCGTGATGAGGCCCATGTCCGCCTGAATGGCCGACAGGCTGGCGACGTTGATCTTCCCGGCCGTAACCGCGCCCGCGCCGATGTGGTTCGCGTTGATCGCGTTCGCAGCGATGTTGTTCGCGCCTACCGCGTCCGCGCCGATCTTGCCTGCGACAATCGCGCCCGCGAGGATCTTGTCGGCCGTAACCGCGCCCGTAGCGATCTCGTTCGCCGTGATGGCGCCCGCGTTGATCTTGTTCGTCGTGACCGCGCCCGCGAGGATCTTCGTCGAGGACACCGCGCCGTCGGCGAGCTTTGCCAATTCGACTGCGTTGTCAGCCAGCTTCGCCGCGACGATCGAGCCGTTCGCGAGGGCCCCGGCACCGACCGCCCCCGTCGCGATGAGGGTGGCGGTCACGGACCCGGCAACGACGTTCGTGAGGTCGGTCGCTGCCTTCGCAGCCAACTGGGCGTAGATGTCGGCCAGGTCGGGGGGCGACACGCCCTGGGCAATGGCGAGGGCTTCGATCGCCTTGGCGTAGGCGTTCTCGGCCTCGGTGACGGCGCCGGCCGCGGCGTTCTGAGCTGCGGCGATGGCGGGTCCCCGCTGCGTTTGCACGCCGTGATTCGAGGCGAAGTCGAGCAGGGCCCGCCGGCGGCCTCGGCGTCGTCGTGCGAACGGAACGCCGATCTCGACCTGGCGGACGTAGGAGTCGAGCTTCGGATAGGCTACCGCCATAGCTCACCCGTTTCCGCCTGGCCGAGCGTCCTGAACGGATTGCCCGGCTGGCGCTTCCGCTGCCCGTAGGCGACGCCCGAGAGCACGTCCCCGACGCTCTGGGGCGGGTAGCGTTCGCTGATGAAGGCGTCGTAGAGGTACTGGCTCGTCCGCCGCCACTGTCGCGCCGGCAGGCCGTTCGCGTACAGGTACGCCTCCAAGAGCGAGAAGGCACCCTTGTCCATCGAGCGCTTGCCCTCGGCCGTGTCGACGATCTCTCCGCCCAGGCGCCCAAGCTGCTCGATGAGGGCCATC